GCAGTCTTACAGTTGGTAAAGCTCCACCTGCAGACCATGATGTACCATTATATTCTTCTGTACATGAAAATGCTGTTTGGGGGAAGTCAGCCAACCCACCACCAAAAGCGAGTCCTGCGTTTTGTGTTCCTGCTCCTGCTAAATTACGTCTTCCAGTTATTAAAGCTCCACCTGCTGACCAGGCTGACGGACCAACTTCTTCATATGTAAATCCTATACTACCTGTTACTCCTAAACCTCCATTTATGTTGGCTTGACCAGTGTATGGGAATGGATCAGTTTCAATTGCTGCTCCATTTTGTAATAGGTCTCCTATTACATTAAGTGAGCCGGATATGATTGCAGAGCCGGTGTAAGGGAATGGATCTACTCCTCCTATAACGTGGGAGGCAGATACTGCGTATGAAGCTGATGTTGCTGTTCCTGTTAAACTGCCAGTGAATGATCCAGTAAATCCTTGAGTGGCATTTATTGAGCCTGTTACTGCTAAGCTACCTGTTACAACTGCTGAACCGGTATATGGGAATGGATCTACTCCTCCTATAACGTGGGATGCAGATACTGCATATGAAGCAGATGTTGCATTAGTAGCTGTTCCTGTTAAACTACCAGTGAATGATCCAGTAAATCCTTGAGTGGTATTTATTGAGCCTGTAACATTTAAACTGCCAGATATTGTTTGCAGACCTTTAAATTGATTTGATCCAGTTGATGCAAAACCGGCTACGTTGACAATACCGGATACATCCGTGTTATTTAATTGAACTGAACCTGTAATTACGGCGCTATGTATTAACATTTATTGTTGTTGTTTTAGAATTATTATTTATGCTTTATTTATAAATATTTCAATTATATGAATGTTGCTAATGATTTTAACTTCCATCCAGAAGTTGCAGTATTAATATTGAATTGAACTGAACTTCCTGCAATCGCTACTGCTGCAGTTACATCTGAAGTATCACCAATATCTAATGTTGAATTGTCAGTGAATTGAATTGCTCCACCAGCAAATACAGCCATTATTTCTCCTGATCTAGCATTTGCTCCATTTGCTACTGTGTATTTAAAGAATGCAGACGAGTAAGATCCAGTTGCTCTGTTAAACATATTATTGCTACCTGCAGCACTTGATGGCACTATATGGTAATCAGTTAATGTTTGGTCAATCGTAAGTGTATTTCCTACTATAAAATTATTACCATATGATGATGTTGTTGATGTTACAGCATATGATGCTGTTGTAGCATTTGGAGCTCCATTTATACCTGAAAAACTAGCTATTGCAACTCCAGTTGTTGGGAATGCAAAGTAAATTTCAGCAGACATATCATTTACTGCATGTATTCCAGATGGTATTACTACATCGTCATTTGAATCCCAGATTTCAAAATTTAAGCAACTGCGTATCCTGATTCTGCTGTATCGAAGTAAATCAATGCTTGGTTTGGATCTGATCCAAAAATTTCAGAAGGAATAATTTGGTAATTGTTGCTATCGTATACTTGTAGTAATGGATTTCTCGTGTTGAGATTATGCGTAAATGACCACGTTGTAGCAGCTACTGATTGGGTCATTGTTACTGTTGCACCTGGTGAATTACCAGCATACAATGCATACGATGCATATGATGCAGTTGTAGCAGTACCACTTAATGAACCAGTAAACGAACCAGTTACATATGTTGCTTTTGTAAAATCAACGAATGATTGTGATACAATTAATGAACCAGTTATTAATGCAGATCCAGAGAATGGAAAACCAGATACACTACCTGAAATATAAGATGCAGTTAGAGCAAACGATGCTGTGTTGGCAAATAAAGCATATGATGCTGTTTCAGGTACATTGGCCGCATATGATGCCGTTAACGCATATGATGAAGAATTAGCAACTAAAGCATATGATGAGGTTTCAGGTACATTAGCAGCATACGATGCAGTTAATGAGTATGATGCTGAAGTAGCATTTAAAGCATACGATGCTGAAGTTGCATTATTAGCATAAGATGCTGATGTAGCATTTAAAATCGAGCCTGACCAGTATGAAGCAGATTGTGCTTGTAATACGTAAGACGCAGTAGCAGCATTTATAATTGAGCCAGACCAATATGAAGCTGATTGTGCTTGTGTTACATATGATGCTGTTTGTGCATTTTCTACATAACTAGCTGTTTGAGCTAAAGTTACAAATGATGCAGTAGCAACAGACATTGATGATGTCTGATTTGTTAAAATTGCATCAGATCCGTTTACTGTTAATGATCCTGTTATTAAAACTGAACCAGTAAATTCATGTGTATTTGTTAGTAAACTACCATTACGCGTAGAACCAGTAATAAATTCAATTGATGAAGTTATTGTTTGTGCTACAATCGTTTGTGCTGTTAAAGTACCACCTACTGTAAGATTATTTGCATAACTAGCAGTTGCAGCATATGATGCTGAAGTAGCATTTATAATTGATCCAGACCAATATGAAGCACTTTGTGCGTTTTCTACATACGATGCTGTTAGAGCAAATGATGCTGTAAGTGACTGTCCTAATAAATAAGATGCTGTTAGAGCAAATGATGCTGTATTTGCGTATGATGCAGTACCATTAGATATACCATTAACAAATGATGCAGTTGCAGCATATGATGATGATATTGGTGTTCCATTTATCCACGTTCCAGTACTGTAAATCAGTGCCTGTCCATTTGATGGTGAGGAAATGTTTACATCAGATAAATCATTTAATTCAGATACAGCAGTAGTAGCTCCACCAGAACCTCCTACTGAGTTTCTAAATAGACCAGCTTGAATAATTGCATTTGTTGGATCGCTTACTGATAAATCATTATTTGAAGCATTTCCATTCATTACCAAGTAACCAGCAAACACATATGCGTTTTTAGTTACTTCACTTTCTACAAAGTCATCTGTTGCTACAGATGAAACAGCACTTAAATAAGTAGTATAAGTTGATTGACCATAATAAACGTGTGATCTACCAGTTATTGGATTTACAAATACACGTTGAATCGACCAGTTACCATTTCCTACTGTAGCTAATGTTCCTGTTCCGTTATCGTAAAGTGTTGGATCTACACTAGTGTAATATGATCCTCCATTATTATCGAATTGAAATCCAGAACCTGAACGGTATAATCTAATGATACTTGATGTTAAGTATGTGTTAGAGTTATATGAACTAGGTAAATCAGGTGTATTTTGATAATATCCACCTAAATTAAATGCAGTTCCTGATCCAATATTAAGACTTAAATTACCAACTTGTGGAGTAATTGTAAATCCACTTATCTTTAATGGACCGAATGCTCTTGCAAATTCACCTAATTGTTGAGGAACATCATATGATGTAAGCATATTATTGCCTACACCAGTAACTAATGAACCTGTAGAACCATAATGTGATACTCTACCTATTGGTAAAGCTTCGTGATATTGTTCTGGGGTAAAGAATGCATTTTGTTGTTGTAAAACACCATTAGCATCAATAAAAACATATGTGTTTTGAGCACTTGGAGTAGCAATACTATGTGATGAAGCAGCCCAATTAACGTAAGTTATTGTAGGTGATATTTCTGAACCTGTAGTAGCATTATGATTTACTATAATACCTGAACCTGATGATACGTAGAAGTTACTAGCTGAATATGTTAAAATACCACCATATAATATACCAGTATTTAATACTCCTTCGAACCATTTAAATTTGACCTTATTTTCACCTTGTCTGTAATATAAATCATATCCAGTAGCAGTATTTGATGCTGAGGTGTATAAAAATGATGATGTATTACTGATTTGGCCAGGATCTATTGTTGGGTCTAATCGTAGTGGACCCGAAACTGTAATCGATCCTGTTAATGTTGTATTACCTAATACTGTATTATTTCCAATTTGTATAGTAGAACCAGAAACAGCAAATGATCCTGTTATTATTTGGTTTCCAATAAATCTATTTGAACCAGTAGTTGCATAGCTACTTGATATTACATTAATTCGAGTATCGAATGATGCAGATGATGCTAAATAACTACCTGATAATTGAGCAATACTAGCACTATTATTAGCAATACGAGTTACGAATGATGCACTGCTAGCTAAATAACTACCTGATAATTGAGCAACAGATCCACTATTATTTAATATTCTAGTGTCGAATGAAGCAGATGATGCTAAATAACTACCTGATAATTGAGCAATTGATCCGCTATTATTTAATATTCTAGTATCAAACGATGCTGATGTAGCAGCATAATCAACTCCATTTACAGCTAATGAACCAGATATTGAAACGGAACCAGTAAATTGATGTGTGTTATCAGTTGTAGTTCCAAAACGAGTAGAGCCAGTAACAAAATCAATTGATGATGTTATTGTTTGTGCTATTATTGTTTGTGCAGTTAATGTACCTCGTACTAGAAAATCATTAGCAGATGATGCAGTCGCAGCATATGATGCTGATATTGCGTATGATGCTGTATTTGCTAATGATGCTGTTCCGTCAGATATACCAGCAACAAATGATGCACTTGTAGCATATGATGCACTTACAGCTTGTAAAACATAAGAAGCACTAGCTGCATTTACAATACTACCACTCCAATATGAAGCACTAGTAGCAAATGATGCACTTATAGCTTGTAATACATAAGATGCTGTTGCAGCATTTATAATACTTCCAGACCAATATGAGGCGCTCTGTGCATTTAATACATAAGATGCTGTTGCCGCATTTATAATACTTCCAGACCAATATGAAGCTGATTGTGCTTGAAGTACATATGATGCAGTAGCTGCATTAGTAGCATTATTAGCATTTATAGCTAAAGATGCAGTTACAGCATAAGAAGCAGTAGTAGCAAATGAAGCAGATACAGCTACTGATGCTGTACCTTGTAAAGATCCAGTAAATGAACGAGCAACTATACTACCACTAACATCCAAACTACCAGTCATTTGGTGTAGATTGTTTGGATTTAATTGGAATTTTTTATTTGCATTATTATCTAGTCCACCAGCAAAGAATTGAATTGGGAAGTTTGATGCATTACCAATATGTAAATCATTACCAGTAGAATATAAGTATGCATCGTTTGCATCACCAACAAGTCCGGTAAATCCTTCACTATTGATACCCATATCAATATAGTTGGTAGTTTCATTACCATTATTTGCGGTAGCAACTACATCAGAAGAAGCACTTACTCCTGTATTGGTATTTTGAATATTTAATTGTAGGTAGTTATTTAAATTACCTTTACCTGATATTACATTATATGATGTAGCTGATGGTTGATACACATATAATGCTTCAGGAGCAGTAGTAGTAATATTATCTTGATTAATAACAATACTATAACTTCCACTTCCATTATCTAATTGTCGTACAATACTATCTGCTAGTACTTGTGATGAACTAAAGAATGGAATGTGACCTAAAACAGTATTTTGTAAGTTATATAATGAACCTGAGAATGAACCAGTATGACGACCAATAAATGAACCTGTAAATGATCCTGTACTATATGATCCACTAAATGTTTCTAATGCGGTTAAACGTGTTGATGCACTACCTGATGTGGTAATATAATCACTTCCATTTACATTTAATGATCCTGTTATACCAACTGATCCAGTAAATTGATGTATATTAGTTGATAGTGAACCAAATTTAGTAGAGCCAGTAATAAATTCAGTAGATGAAGTTATTGTCTGCGCAATAATTGTTTGTGCTGTTAAAGTACCTCTAACTGTAAAGTTATCGGCTGATGACGCCGTTAATGCTTGAGAAGCTGTTCCTAATAATGAACCTGTAATGCCACTAATTGCCTGTAAAGAACCTGTTACTGTTAATCCATCAGTAAATCTACCTGATCCACTTACATCTAATCTAAATCCATTATCTACATATGTTCCCGCATCTTGAATAGTTACATTACCATTTGACCAAAATCTAGCTGATTCAACATTGTAGGTTGGCATAATAGAAATATACTTACTACCATCTGTAGTAATTTTTCCAAATGTTGTACCTGCTCCAAGTAATAAATCTTGGAATGTAAAACTTCTACCAGCAGCATATATGTCGCCAGTCATAGTACCTCCTGCTAATGGTAAATAATTAGGAGCGTTACTAGCTGTTTCTGCATATGATGCAGTAATTGCATATGAAGCACTTATAGCTTGTAAAACATATGATGCTGTAGCCGCATTTATTATACTACCTGACCAATATGAAGCTGATTGAGCTTGAAGTACATATGAAGCAGTTGCTGCATTTATAATAGATCCAGACCAGTATGAAGCTGATTGTGCTTGAAGTACATACGATGCTGTAGCAACAGACATTGAACCTGTCTGATTAGTTAATACAGCGTTCGATCCATTTACTTCTAAAGAACCCGTTACTGAAACTGAACCTGTAAATTGGTGTGTATTAGATAGTAATGATCCGTTTTTAGTACTGCCTGTTATAAATTCAGTTGATGAAGTTATTGTTTGAGCAACAATAGTTTGTGCAGTTAAAGTGCCAGCTACAGTAAAGTTATCAGCATAGCTAGCAGTTAATGCGTAGGATGATGTTCCTTGTAATGAACCTGTAAATGAACGAGCAACAACACTACCACTAACATCCAAACTACCAGTCATTTGGTGTAGATTGTTTGGATTTAGTTGAAATTTTCTATTAGCGTTATTGTCAATACCACCGGCAAAGAATTGTACAGGGTAATTTGACGCATTACCTATATGTAAGTCGTTACCAGTAGAGTATAAATAAGCATCATTAGCATCACCTACATCTCCTGTAAATGTACTGCTATTAATACCCATATCAATATAGTTAGTTGTTTCACCGCCATTATTTGCGGTAGCAACTATATCAGATGATGCATTAGATCCTGTACTTTGATTTGAAATTTCAAACTGAGAATAGTTATTAATACTAGATAAAGCTCGTATTATACTACGTGTTGTTGTTACACCAACATCAATTAAAAGTTTCTCATCATTTAAGTTATTAGGTAAATTAGGGGAAATTAATAAACTACCAGAATTAGTAAATGTAGCTACTCTAGAACCACTAACAAAAATTGATAAATTATGATTAGATAATGTACCTAATATTCTACTTGAATCACCACCAGTAAAAGTATTACCTCCGATTGCCCATGCATTATCAGCATAAGAAGCAGTACCGAATAAGCTACCAGTAATACCCTGAGTAACTATAAGAGAACCAGATATTGTTTGATTACCTATAAATAAGTTAGAACCACTAGTAATAGCACTACCTGTAATAAAATCATTTTTACTTATAGTACCCCATAATCGAGAAGAACTATTATATACAGGTATATATCCGTTTAATTGATCGGATATTTTTAGTTCTATCGGTTTTCTTCCTACTATCTTTGACATATTTTACTCTTAGTTAATTGCGTTCTCAAGAACAGATAATACTACATCTAAGCTACCGCTAACAGATGTTTTAACAACAAATGCATCATTTTTTTCTAATACAATCTTACCAGCTAATGGATTCAATGATTCATCTATAGGAATTATACCGTTTTTTAGTAAATTTATCTCAGCAGCAGAACCACTTTTTCGAATAGCTACATCACATGTTTGGATTGAACTTGTGACATTAGTAATTTGACAAGATAATAAGATAGTTGCTACATCTATATTTTCTTGGTATATTGTATTACTGCCAGAAACTAATTTTGCTGTTATTAATCGGAATTTATTTAAAGGTAATGCCATATTTTTGTTATTTATTTATCCTTCTAATGCTAGATTTAATGGTGTTATTAATGCGGATATTGATTTATTAAATGTTCTACCCTCAATGGTACCTGTCTGTTGTCTGATAATAAAATCATTACCTTGATATTGATCACCAGTTTCATCACCAGCAGTATAGTAAACTCTACCACCATCTTCTTGGTAGACTCTTAATGCTATATTTGTTTCTCCTACACCACCTTGATTTATTGGTAATGCTAAAAAGTTAACACCAGCACCAGCATATGAAAAGTCGTGTGATGTTGATGTAATTAATGAACCAAATTCTTCAAGTAATGAAGCACCAGCTCCATTTACTACTACTTGAGTAATTGTTGTTATTAAAACATCAAATAATTGTGATACTTTACCTTTAGCTGCAGCAGACATTGTTGAAAAATTACCTGATGGGTCTGTTACAATATATTCTTTCATATATTGCCATGCTAATATAAAATCACCAGTTAATGATCCACTTGCATTTGATACATTTTGTGGTATAACTGAAATTGCTCCTTCTGTAAATGTAGAACCAGATGCTATTGGTAATGTATAAACACTACCTGATGATGTATCTTGTCCTTTAAATAATCCTGAAGTAAATTGTGATGTACGAGCAGCACCTGGTGATAATAAATCATCTGCTATTGCATCAATTAATAATCCACTATCTTTAATTGTTGATGCATATTGAGAACCACTTCCACTTACATATGTTGATGCAAAACTACCAGATTGTACTAGTTTGTTTATCATATATGTTTGAATATTTGTTTTATTAGAGCTTACTAATAAAGATCCAGAAACATCAATTGAAGCAGATACTGGTGTTATGTCAGGTCTAACTAACATTCGTTTTCCTTTAGATCGTAATCCAAAATCACCGAATGTAGTATTTGAATTTAATAGTGATGCATGTCCGCCTTCAATACAATAAACACCTACACGTGAAAAGTTAGTAAAAAACGATACTAATTGTCCATATCCTCTACCTCTAACACATATACCAATTCCGTTAAATGCTACCTGTGTGTATGCATCTACAATCATTGATTTAAGTGGAGAATATCCATCTAAAACAGAATCGTCAATTATCATACCACCTGGACCGTTTCCAACTAATGGATTAGCGGATCCTGAATCTAATGGTGTATAAAATTTATCTGATGGTGTTGCAATAGCAGAACAGTTCTGAACGTAAGGTGAAGTTACAATTGATGCACTTGGAGCAAATGCAAAGAAGAAACCATTTCTTGGATCTTCTAAATTATCGATCTTACATCCTTCTAATCTTAATCCCCAACAATAGGTACCATTATTCATTAAGAATAAATTCGAACCTGAAGTTGCTGTTGTTGGAGCTACTACTACTGATCTTAAATCATCTCCTAATATTGATACGTTTGGTGGAACTGTAATAGGTGCTATTTCTGAATAATATCCACTTTTAACTTGAATACTTTGTCTATATACTGGAAGTCCTGGATTAGCGGATCTTGAAGCAGATGCGGCAATTGTAGCTGCTTTTATTGTTCTGAATGGAAATGATAATGATTTACCATCATTTGAATCGGATCCGTCTTCGGCAACATAAAATACCTTTTCAATAGTATCAATTCCAGTTAAATTAGCTCCAGATCCACTAAATGAAGTAGCAATTAAATTCCCTCCTACTGATAATGAACCTGTTACTGAAACTGAACCAGTAAATTGATGTGTATTTGATAATTGAGAACCAAATATTGTTGATCCTGTTACATAATCTGTTGATGATGTAATAGTTTGAACAACAATTTTTTGAGCTGTTAATGTTCCTCCAACTGTAAAATCATTAGCATATGAACTAGTAGCAGCATACGATGAACTAGTTGAAGTACCTGAATTTAAAACATAAGATGCTGTAGTAGCAAATGATGATGATATAGCATTCTGAACATAAGATGCAGTTAATGCAAATGATGAAGAGATTGAGGAATTAGCATGAGATGCTGTTAAAGCATATGACCCAGATAATGCATATGAAGAGGAATTAGCAAATGAACTTGATAAAGCATATGACGATGAAAAAGCATATGATGCTGATACAGCATATGATGCTGAATATCCAACATTAACTATTTGTTCAGTACCATCAACATTTTGCTTTAAAAATAGCTTACCGTCGTATGTGTTTAATGCAATTTCTCCTAGTTCTAATTGATCTACACTAGGAATACGACCAGGTACGGCACTTCTTTTGAGCCTAATATTTTGAGACATTTGCTAATTATTAACAGTATATACTAATAGACACCTATATAGGGCTGTATATAAATATTAGCAAAATAAAGAATATTGATTAAAATCCACCTCCGTCTAATCCACCACTTACAAATAGTGAACTCGTAGCTACATTTTTAGAATCAACAATTTCTTCAGAACCAGATACTATCAAAGCTGGTTTAGAAGCTTCTAATTGTCTAAATGTAGATGAACCAGATACATATAAGCTACCAGATATAATAAGTCGTAATGGATCGTTTGGATCTAACTTTAAAGGAGAAAATAATTGGTCTAATGTAATTTGAGGCATATTATTGGAATTTACCTATTGCTGTTATTTCTTTATCAGTTAAATAATATCCTAATCCATTAACATTTATAGTTAAAGTGCATGTGTTATTTGTATTATCAATAAATGAAGTTACATAATCATTAGGTATATTAATACCATTAGCATAAAATACAAAATTAGTTTTTGTTGTTGCTGGTAAAGTTGAACCTGCAGGAGGTTGGGCAAATGTAGATAATGGGAATGTTGCTGTATTTTGAGTTACTATATTTGCAGTTTTAGATTTAGATATAGCTAAATATTCAGCATCTCCTAACTCAACACCTAAAATTGTTAATGAAATATTACTTCCACCTTCAAATATAGTAGTTGAACCTCCAGGAGCAACTGTAGTTGCAGTTGATGTTACTGTATCCAAATCAGCTGTAGTAGTTTCAAAATTAAATATCAATTGTGAAGTACTATAATACATGTCCGCATTAGCAATTTGTTTGTTAATTACATTAGGTATAATGTATCCATTTAGAACAATATTAAATGTTGATTTAACTGCTCTACCATCTGCTGTTGTTACTTCAGTTACAGTAGAAAATTGATCAACTCTAGCTCTAAATTTAAAGCGAGAAAAATCACCCCAATATGAATCAGAAGCGAAATTAATCGCTTCAATAATTGGATTAATTTGTTCTATATAATCAGTAAATATAATACACGAATATGTTAAAGTAACATAATCAGGTATAACAGACATATATACCTCTTTTGAAGGTTGTCTGTTAGTTATTAATGAAAATTTATCGTATTGGTTTTTTGAGTTGAATTTTTGCTCAAAGAGTTGGTAGTTATGTACTTTATTTCCATCTAATTTATTACCTAATGAACGATTTTTTTCTAAAGTATCGCGCTTAAACATGATAAGAGGTACCATTAATTTACCACTTTTATCACGTAAACCACCGTCTGATTGGACTGTTTTCCAACGTTCTGGGGAGCCATACATAATAGGAACTGGTAGGCGTTCTCCATTCTGTATTACTGTTGGTTTAATTGTATTTTCAAAATAATATTTAATTACTTCATCGTGATCTTTTAATGAAACAGAAAAATCTTTTTGTTTTTTATCTTTAAATGATATTTCTTTTGCTCTGTTTTTAGAGAATACTGTATCACTTGGTGTTTTACTTATAGTATTATCATAAGGAACAAACGCTTCTTGAACGACTTGTGATTGGTTTTTAGGAAGTGGTTTTAAATCTCTAGCCATTATAATCGTTCTTTAACTAAACCCAACTTTTCAGGACGAACCATTTGAGCATTTACAATAATAGATATACTAGAACCAAAATCATTAGTATCGGATGAATATGAATAAGATGGATCTTTACCTACTACTAATTGATTTTCAATAGTACCCGATATCTCATAATAATCTTCTTGCCATAACATAATATCGCCAACTTCAGGAACTAAGTTAATATCCACAAGGATATCGCGTAAAAATCGTACAGTAATATCTTGAGTAACATCAGTACCAAATTCAGTTTCAGTCCATGTTTGTGGTGTTCGTTCAATTAAGCAATTTACTAAAACAGGATCATTGTATGTTTTAATAAGTGATTCTCCATATAAATTAGCTTCAGTTTTATCTAATACTACTTTATAATATCCAACAGATTGCTGGATGATATTATTGATCAATTCTTTATTGATGTGACGAAATAATGATATGTCTCTAGAGCCTCCAAACAACGCCATATTAGTAGTTTCTAATTTTGACTAATGATTTAGCACGTGGAAAGAACTTAACTAGTCCATTAATACCTAAAGCAGCATCTTTAATCATTTTAATTGTTTCTTCAGGAGTTCCTTCGTTAATGAATTTAATTTCAAGTAAAGCATAATCATAATTAGCATCTGATAGTGATTCTAATTTTTCATTTGAAATAACTTTAATTACAACAATATCTTTTATTGCTCTAACTTGATTATATATTTCAGTTTGATTTGCTTTAGATTTTTCTACCTTTATTATGGCTTGCATAAAATAGGTTTCAAATGATTCTAAAAGGATATCTACTAATTTCATATTAAAATATGTAAAGTGGCATTGGAATATTATTTAATGTTTTTTGAACATAATCTTCATCCATTGATCTTTTTTCTAATTGTTTTGTTCTAGAAGAATCTTCTAAGGTTCCACGTAATTGCTCTAATAATGCTGCCTTTTCAGAACGAGCATCAATTAATAAATCAGCTTGATTTAGTGTAACTTCAGCACCTGGAATAGGTACAGTAGTATATTTGCCACGTACATATGCTAACATTTCTTTTACTAATGCTAATGTATATTGGAATATCCACATTTTACCTACTGAGTTAATCTGAGAATATACTGGGTTATTGTAAGGTACGTTAGACACGTTTGTAACCAAATTGGTAGCTGATCCACTTATAAATGATTGATTACGTTCTGATTTTTTAATATAATGGAATAATAAATTAGTATCTTCTTTTGGTATGGGGAATAATCGTAATTGATTATTTATTAAATCAAATGAATATGCTGATTTTCTAACTTGGTCATTCAATTCGATTGCTTGTAGCTTTAACATGTCAAAATTCAATGGCATTAACATAAAATTAATACCTGGAGAATATGATCCGAAATTAAATGATTCAAGTAATGATTGTATACCTGTACCTGTACCAGCATATGGATCAAAATAACGAACAATTGCTGGTGGTGTTTGTTGAAATACTGTTTTAACTTCAATCGAATCGCCTGGTTGTAGTGATGCAGAAGCACTTGCCCAAGTATTTAAATTGTAATTTTGATTACCTGCTGTAATTGGGATTGATGCTGTATAGTAAGTTGTAGTACCACCGGAGCCAGCTTCAGAACCATAAGTTGAAGCAATGCGTATTGTTGATGCTAGATTAGGAGTAATTACTTGATTATTTAGAGCAGATCCAGTTGAGGATCCTTCCATCGAAATGTAATTTTCTCTAATTTTCCATTGATATACTTCGTTTCCGTATATTGTAACTGCTTCTTCGAATGCAGCATAGAATTGAATATCTTGTAATTCAATATTTTCAATTGGATATCCTAAACGTTGTGCACACCACTTTACTACTTTATCAGCATCGGTTCTGAATGTTGAATCAGCATCATAAAAACCAAACGGAGTAGATCCAGTAGTAAAAAAAGTTGAACCAGTATATATTGCTATGTTAGCCATTAATCAAATAGGTAGTGTTTGTTATAAATATTGACTTAGTACAATATACTATAAGTCTCTTAATTCTTTATACATATTCAAAACTGACTCCACAATTGGGTGTCTATGATTTGTTTTTAAAGTAATAGCAGCAACTCCTTTTACAGATCCTGCTACTTGCTTTGATAGAAAATACATACCAGAATCTTTTTTAGATTTTAAATCTATCTGAGTAGTATCGCCTACAATCACCATTTTACTTCCTTTACATAAACGAGATATTACCATTTCCATTTGTGAATCAGTAACGTTTTGTGCCTCGTCTACAATAATAAATGCGTTTGAAAAGTTACGTCCACGCATAAATGCGAATGGAACGATTTCAATATCCCCCTCTTCAAAATACTTATCCACCTTTACTTTATCGTATAAACGATATGCATTATCGTATATTGGAGCAACAAATGGATCTAATTTCTCTTTAATTCCTCCAGGTAAAAAGCCAATTTCTTCTTTAGCTGTTACTACTGGTCTTGCTATAATAATTTTTTCAACTTCCTTGTTAAATAGCTGATCCAATGCTGTTTGGACTGCTACTAATGTCTTACCGCTTCCTGCCTGCCCTGTAATGATTGTTATATCATTTTCTAGAATTTTTGCTTTTGTTTCTTTTTGTTCTTCATTTAATTGAAGTTGGAACTTAATTGGACTTTTCGGTTTACGTTTTTCAGTAAACATTGGATCCGTGTGGTGATTTGAAGCCATAAAACTTATTTTAGTTATCAGCAATAAATATGTAAAAATCCATTTATTACAATAAACAAAAGAAGGCCGGAGCTGAGCTCCGACCTTACTTTCTATTCTAAAAATTAGTAATATTAGTATCCTAATGTTTCTAATCCGTGAACAAACACTTTACCATAGAATTCAGGACGAACCATTTTCTTAGCGTAACGAGTCATCAAACCTTTACGTGGAGTAAATGTTTCTGGATCGTATACTAATGGAGTCATGATCAACGGAATGTATGGAGCGTAAACAGCACCAGTTTCAAGGAATTGAGATCCTTTATAACCCATCAAGATTTGGTTAGAAGTCAAGTATGGATTCTTGTAAACTTTGTAACGAGAATTTAATGAACCGATTTTTTGGATACCAAATCCGAATTCTGATTTCTCACCATCACCGTCAGTAGCAAATCCTGGGATTGATTCTAATACTGTAGCAATTGCTGGAGAACAAACTAAGAAGTTAGCACCACCACGCAATGTCTTTTGGTGAATTTTGTTAGAAACTTGTTGCAATACAGTTCCGATAGTTTGGAACCACTCACCTTGAGAGTTATAGTATCCTGAGATATTACCTGATTGTGAGTTTGCAGATACAGTTGTAAATCCTGAACCATTCCAGAATGTATTGTTAGCAGCTGACCAGTAACCTGTTGTAGCAGCATTTTCAATTAACATACCTAATAATTCTAAATCAACTTCCATTGCAATGTAGTTAGACAACATTGAAGTTACTTCTGATTCAGCATCTACCGAGTGGTATGCGTTCAAATCTTGAGCAAATTCTGGAGTCCATTGTGCTTTCAACTTACGAGTCTTAGCAACGATAGCTTCTGATTTCAATTTGATATCAACTGAAGGGATAGCAATTTGAGTAGTAGATTCTGAGTTTGGATAACCAGCACCTGAAGCATCTTCAAAATCACCACGAGCAGCTACAGTAGTAGTTTTAGGATAAGTTACTGTGTAAACTTGGTTAGCGTTAGCACCAATTGTAGAACCAGAAACAACTAAAGTAATTGTACCGTTAGAGTTCAAAGTAGTAAATTCATTGATTACGTTAGCAGCTGATACTGAACCAGCACCTGAACCTGAAGCAATTTCAATAGCTTTAACAGCGTTATCATCTAAACCAACTAATGAACCTGAAGCGATAGTAATTGTACGAGCTGAAGATCCAATTGAAGATGAAGCAGCTGAATTGTAATTAAATGTAGCAATAGTAGTTGATCCAGAAGTACCAGCAATACCTGCAGATGCAGTAGTATTGATTGAATATCCGAATCTACCATCACCATATAAACCACCAGCAACCTCTAAGTTTTTAACGTTTGGATGATTTTCTGCTTGGTTACCATATAAAGAAGCAGTTCCGAATCCAGCTTTACCATCTGTAGATCCCATTCCTAAGTTTGAATATTTGAAATCCAAATAGAATACTAGACCTGAAGGTAAAGACATTGGTTGTACTGAAACGAATTCTTTAGCTACGATTTCACCGAAGATACGGCGAACTAAAGGCAAAGCAACACCAGCCCAGTTCTCACCAGCACCACCTGACATAGAAGTAGTTCCACCAGTTACGTTTGCTTCTTGAACCAATGCTTTAGCTTGGTTCTCTAAAATAACCGCCATATTGTTACGATCATTTTCACTCTTAAGGTTTTTCAATAAACCTGTTTTATCCCATTTTCCAACTAATTTGCCAGCTTCTGCTTGACGATCTTGGAACGGGTTTGCGCTTTCTAAAAGACTTTGTACGTTCATTTTTAAATTAATTTATTTATTATTAAAATTATTTACCGAAGGCTAATTTTTCCCAACGGTTGTATTGAGCATCAGTTTCGATTACTTTAGCACCGCTATTAGTAATCATTCCTACTGCTTTTGAAGCAAAACCAACTGATTCTTTAATGTTAGATTTTGTTTCAGCTTTCTTAGTGAAAGTAGTAATTATTGATTCGTAAACCAATTTAGCTTCTTTCGCTGATTCTGCTTTATCAAAAGTTTTAACTACGTCGATCTTTTGAGATTCAGTTAAGTTAGTACCTTTAAATACTTTATTCATGTAAAGTAATTTTGCGTTTAGCAAATTCACTTCTTGAATTGAAGAACGAAGTTCATCGATTGTAGCTAAAGCTTGAGCTAATTCTTCTTCCATTTTGGATTTAGAATCATCTTCATCTTTGCCATAACCTTCTTCTACTTCTTCTTCTTCTGATAAACCGAACTCAGCTAACAATTCATCGATGTTGATATCGTTTTCGTCGATTTCTTCTTCGTTTACTGTTTCTTCTGTTTCGTCGATCATCTCGTCAATGTTGATTTCTTCTTCACCTGCAGTAGCATCAGCTCCTAATTCAGCATCTAAATCGATTTCTTCTCCACCTTCTTCGCCAGGAATTTCCTCACCTTGTCCAGCTTCTAATTTTTCGAATTCTTCAGCCGCAATTTGGCGAATATATTCTTCAACTTCTTCCGGCGACATTTCAGTGATATCTTTATCTTCTTCTTTTTCGCCTTCTTTTTCCTCACCTTTTTCAGGTGTTTCTTCAGATGCTTTTTCTTCAGCTTCTTCTTCTCCTTCTTCTTTAGCTTCTTCAACTGAATCCTCAGCTAATAATGCTTCTAAATCAAGAGTTTCTTCCATTTGGTCTTCTGCGCCTTCAGCAACTTCCTCTTTAACTTCGTCTTCCTCTTCCATTTCTTGTAACTTTGCAGCTAACATAGATTGAAGTTGAGGAGTAAACGCTTCTTCGAGAGCAAGTTTGGCATTAGCAAGAGCAGTTTCGCGAACGGCTTTAGCATCAGCAATAGCATCTTTTAAGATTTGCTTTGTGTTACTCATTTTTGTCCTTAATTTTTGTTTTGGAAATAAGATTATTAATGAATCTTAATGGGGGTTTTTAAATTTAATCGAATACCATATAGACATGGTATATTTGAGTCTGCCATAAATATATGTAGATATATTCAAAGCGAAAAAAAGTGCCTTCTCTTTGCAGAAAAGACACCAGAACTATAATACTGAGACTATAGTGGGGTATAAATTATTCAATCCCTGCGTAGTGTTGCCATCTACGAATGACGTATTTGTCTAATTCTTTTGATTCGTCTAATGAATTAATATTTACATCTTTAACTGAATCATCTTCGAATCTAACTCGAGCTCTACGTTCGCCAGTTTCATCATCCATTTTCATAGCTGTGATTTTTGCTTTTTTACCTGCTACTGTAACGTTGTCTCCGATTGAATAATCATCAAATGATGATTTTGGTTGGAATGCTTCGTGCATGTCATCATCAGCTGAATGATTTTGTCCATCACCATAGTGTTTTAAATCACCGATTGGATAACGTTCACCAGTTTCACCATTATACAGGTAAATTTTACCTTCAAATTCACCACCCATTCCTACAAAATAATTTACATTAGGATTTTTTGTACTCCAGTAAATAGTACGACCGTAATCATCTTCTTCAGTATAGCTAATTTTATCACCAGATGCTGATTCAATAGCTGATCTTACAAAATCGTATTCTTCAGCTAATTTTTTAGCTTTATCAGTTGCGATTGCATACATAGCAGCTTTAGGACCTTTGAAATCCTTTTTCATTGCCATTACAATATCTTCTTTCTTTTTCTTTTCAGCAGCAGTTAATGTTTTTTCAGCAACGATTTTAGCTACGGTTTCTTTTACGATTTGTTCTAAATCCATTATATATTATCAAAATCACAGGTACAAAATCCTGTGCGGTTACAAATAATTTCAGTAATTAAGCTATCTATTTTAGAATAATCTTTTGATGGTTTAGAATATGAAATAGATTCATTTACTACTTCCATATACGCACCTGGTGTAGATGGGGTTGAAACAAAATCCCAACACATTAATTCAAAATCATCTTGTACCTCAATTGTTTCACCAATTTGACGTACAGAACCCATACCACGAGATGAGATACCTACGGTGATATTGTTATTAAATAATTCTTTTAATATATTACCCGATGGTGTAGGCAGTAATTCAATTTTACCGTGTAATTCGCGCCCCTTCCAATATAAACTTACAATGTTATGTGATACATTTTTTAAGTTGATAACAGGAGAGTCTGGATGGTCTAATTCACCTAATGCACGACGTTCTTTAACTGGTCCTTGTAGGTATTTATCAGCTTCACGCTTTAATACTTCGTATGGATAAACACGTCCATTACCATTTTTGGTTTCAGCCATTTGTATCAATCCTTCTACAAACATTTTACCGTTTGGATTCATCATCGACTCCTTCAATGATTGAGGAGTAGCGGTAAATAAGGCTGTTTCTATTAATAATTGCTTATCCATTAGATCTTTCGTTCAAGATACGACCAACTAAAATGATCATTTCATCTTCAGTCAATTTATCCATTTTTACTTTTTTAACACCATTTGCAGTGTCTACAAAGTTATCACCTTTAACTTCAATAGATAAATCAGTACGTTTTTTACGATCAACTTTCATTGCTGATTCATCATATCCAGCTAAATGAAGTTGAGAGTAATAAGCAGCATTATCTTTTAAGTTTTTGCAAACGATCTTATCAGCTTTTAATTCTTCAGTACCTTTATCTAATTCATAGCGCATTCCTAAATTATATTCTTGAGGATTACACCAATCATTCGGCATACCATACTCCATTGGAGATGATTTTACTTCAGAAATAATACCTTTGTTTTTTAAAATTCTAACAGCATCACCAAATGTTGTTGTGTTAGAAATAAATTTAGGTAATGCCATTTTTACATTACGTAAAAATTGAGCTTGACCTAATGTTCCTTCGTTTAATGCTTTATATTGATCGAATATACTTTTCATTATTCTTTTAAATTTTTAATTTTCTTGTCTAATTCAGTTAATCGTGTTGATATTTCTTCTAATCCGCGGACTGAATTAGTAAGATAATTTTCAGTAGTTAGGCTATTTTCTTCACGTAAACGAATACTATAATCAACTATTTGATTAACTTCACGTAAACGTTTTTTAATACCTAATATTGCTTTTGAAATTTTACGTTCAGGAGTAACTTCTGAAATTGTTTTATTAAATGAACGATATGATACCTCATTAATCGGATCTTGTCCTTCGTATTTAACAAATTCGTATGTTTTTCCTGTTTTTGGACGATTACCAACTACTTTAAATCCTAACTTTTCAGCGGTTTTAGTAGCTCGGTTTTTACCACCTTTAGAGAATGCAAATTTAGTCATATATGCTTCGCCTCCAGATGTAGCATTTTCTTCATCTAAAACTTTAGCAATTGCTTGACGTATTAATTCACGTAATTTTTCCATTATGCTGTTCTTAACTCGTGTAATAATTCGTAGTAATTCATCAAATTCAAAACATCATCATCAGATACATTTTCTGATTTAGGAATCATGTTTAGTATATTATTTACTTCTGATAATTTAATTTGAATTTTCTTATCTGTAATTTTAGATGTTAATACTTCTAATTCTAATTTAACATTTTGAATTTGATTATTAACATATTCTTTTAATGATACAGTATTAGATATATTCTTGATGAATTCAGACAATAATGTTTTTTGTTCTGGTAGAAGATCTGTATATTTTGAGTTGAAATTTTCAACTACCATTTTATAAATCATCATACGAGTACTCTTATCTTGCTTAGAATATTCTTCTAATACTTGATCTTTAACTACTGATTTATCTACTGCTTTTTTAGTTAAAAATTCAAGTAATGTTACTCGATTATCAATAACTAATTTAGGATCAGTAAATTCAGTTGATGTATGTGCTTCCATTAAATTAAAAATGGCAGCGTTAATTTTATAATTTTGAATTTTTGCTTTAAAAAAATCTTCTAAGTTATAATTTTCCTTGATGTCTTTAATCAAGTTATATTTTTCCTTACGTAAAGCAGTTTTATTTAATTTTTCAGATAATTTTAAGATAGTTTCAACTAAGCTATCTGCTTTTGATTCAGCTAATGCTTGTACATTAATTAATGTTTGATATAATTTATGTTCTTTAGCTATTTCTGTATTTGAAAAATATTTTTTAACTAAAGTAGCCGCGTGTGGTTCTTTATTAGACAAAATATCACTAGCAATTTGGCGCACTAATAGCTCAAATAATATGCCAGTGTTTTTGTATTTAGAATTTTTTAATTTAGACATGTCTTAGTATTACTCTGTTATAAATATCGATTAGTTTATATATCTTGAATATTTGATTCATTTAGTATGGAAGGTTCTTCGAATACGTTGGTTTTCTTTACGTTTATACTTTCTAACATTTTCTTGTTTTTTAAGTATTCGACTCTAGTACTCTCTAATGTCCAAGTAGCACCAGTACCAGCAGCCGATTTTAACGGCTCGTGCATACCTTTAGCACCAATTGGATCTTTACCTAATGCGTGATCTTGTGTTCCATAATCAGATACTTTTTCTTCAGGACGTCCTGCTTCTTTTTCATCATATCCAATAGGTACTTCACCATAACGGCCTTTACCATATAATGAAGCTAAATCATGTGGAGTACCAAATGATGTACCTGATTCAACTGGATCATTACCTTCGTTTTCAATTTGTGAAATACGGAATGAACGTTTTTTATCTTCAATTGTTTGGTTACGGAACTCAGCGTATTGATCTTCAGAGAAGTGGAATATGTTTTGGTAAATCCAATCAGTAGGTAATAATGATTTATCCATTATATTACCAGCTAATTCAACTTTTTCTTTCCATAGAGCAATTTTTTCTTGTTCATAAATGATAGATGGAGTAGTTAACGATAATTCAAAATTCGTTAATTCAGCATCATCAAATCCTTGAGTGTATAAGTGAACTAAAGCGATTTTAGTTAATTCAGATACAACAATACGTTGTACACGTTCTACTGTACGAGCAAAACGAATATCTTCAGACGCAAGTGTAGCTTTACCAGTTAAATCTTTTTCGTATCCTAAGAATGCTTTCGGAACGCGTAGTGCAGCAAACAATTTATCACGTAAGTAAGATACGTCTTCGATTGCTGTATATTCTAATCCTTTTAAAGTATCGATTTTAGTAGTTGTATCATTTCCTCTAACTGGAAGGTAAAAATCTTCAGTTAAATTCATCATATTATACTTTAAGTTATAATCGCCAGTAGTTGGATCAACGTAAGGAACTTTCTTAATACGTTGCTTCATTTTTTCCATATATCCATCCACTTCATTTGGAGCTATATTACCAATGTTTGTATAGAAAATACGTTTTTCAGGAGCACGCATAATACGATGTATTAACATCGCATCTTCCATTAAAGTTAATTGCTTGAATATTTTACGACCCGGTTCAAGATATGAACGGCCATAAGGTAAATATGATGGGTCTGAAATTAATCTAAAGTGAGCTATTTCGTAGTTTTCAAAATAATCATCTTTATTTGTGTTTGTAGCGTATCCGTATGATTGGTTTAAATTAATCTTAAAACGCACATATGATGGATTATTTGGATTAGATCCTTCTTCACGTTGAACATCATATACAGAGAATGGGAGTGCATTGTACACACCAAATTTTTCTGCAATGTCTAAGTGTAGATAAAAATCACCATATTTACACATTGTTCTAATCCATGACCATAGATTAAATTCTACGTTTAGAACTTCATAAAATAAATTATAAAGTACACGTTGTGTTTTATCGTTTGGAGATTTAATATGTAATACTTCACCCTGCTCGTTTTTTAGAGTAGCTTCATCAGCTATGATATCTAACGCTGAAGCAATGATAGCATCTGTATCCATTGCTTCATAGTCCGTGTAAAGTGAAGTACGTAATGTTTGGTAATTCATTAATGGAGTATACGACAATTTTGAATTGCCGGCATGAATCCGATTGAATCTATCTATTAATGAATTGGTTTGAATATTACCGTAAGTCTGTAGTCGGTCAACATCAATCGTACGTAATTGATTACCTCCTACATTTCTAATTATTACATCAGTGGAAAATAACCTTCTTAGTCGTCCGAAAAGACTAGTATCTATTGCCATATTATTTTGTGTTACTCAATATGTAGTATATGTTATAAATATACAAACATAACAAAGAAATTTAAAGGAGCCAATTTAATGATTCTGTATTGCCATAGCTATCTTTCATCTGCCATGGATTATTATCTATATAAGTTCCTGAACTGATACCTGATGATGCTACATTGATATTATTTAATGCTGCTTTAGTTATATCTAATCCATTTTGATGATAAACTAATGCTGTATCTCTAATATATAATCCAAATGATAATGCCATTGTTAAGTCATCATTATATCCCCCTTGTGCTTGTGCTTTACCATTTTCCCAAATAAATGTTCTTAATTCCTCTAACATACGTTTAGATTGAAACACAAATTGTTTCTCACGTAATGTAGATTCTAATTTAGAAATAAATAACGGGCGTGTTTTACCCGAGTTAGTTATACCTTGAACTGTCTGGTCATTTTCCATTTTAGATATAAAATTATCAATAGATAAATCACCACCTTTAGGTGAGTAATATAAATTTTGATATCCACGTTCAACAATTGAGTTTAGGACATCCCAACCAATATTTGCGTTTTCAACTACTAATAATGCTGAATTATATTCAGTTGCTGCTGTAACTAATGCATTTGCAAATTCACGAGTACCGATTTTAGATTTAAATTCAGCTACTTGTCTGAATTCTTTAGTTGCTATGATATGAAAAGCAGAGTAGTCACTTCCATCACCACGGGCAACGTCAGCACACACAATATATGTTTCGGATGGATTTGGATATTCCCATATCCAAAAATCACCACTCATACCACGTCTTTCGACAGGATCCATAATATAATTTTGCTCATAGTATTCTAAAATATCGTTTGTTACAACGTTATTTCCAGAAGCTAAAAAGTCACACTCATATTCTTGGGCAATTTCTTGGGGGCCCATATTAGCCTTTTCATTTTCAAACCATTGAGTATCACGTTCAGGATGCACATCCCAAGGTAATTTAATTGGTAAAAATGAGTTTTCATTATTAATAGCACTAACCCAAGTTTTATGGAACCAGTTACCAATACCGTTTGGTGATGATAATGCTATACACCCACCACCAGATGAAATTGTAGGTTTAATTGCGGTATAGATTCGATCAATCCCATCAATAAATGCAGCCTCATCAATTAGTAGTAATGATACAGCATATGATCGACCAGCATCTGAAGCAGCTGATGATGCTACAATTTGGGACCCATTAGATAATTTTAATGATAATTTGTTATTTGAATCAGGTTTATCTTTACCTTTAAGCCAAGCTGGTAATTGTTGGTACATAAATTGTACCTTATCTACCATATTCACAGCTGTTGATTGTTTAGTTGCAATACATAATACTGTTTTATCTTTATGAAACAACATTGTCCATAATGAAAAACCAGCAGCTAATGTTGATATACCTAATTGACGTGATTTATTAATGATTGTATAATCATTTTTTAACCATAATTTTAATACTTGTTCTTGGAATGGATATAAGTTAAAATTTACACGCCCCCTAGTTGGGTGTTGTACCATACAGTACTTGCGCATAAAGTGGATAGGATCTGTTAAACATTTAACATACTCCTGCCGCATTATATCCTTTATACTTTGTTCGCTCATTTAGTCCAGTTTTCTAATGCTTTTAAATACCCATCACCCATATGGTCTTTGACAGTTTTACCTGAAAATAATGCTTTAAGATATAACCAAAGTGATTTTAATGATGATTCTTTTTTTAATATATTACCATCTGTATCTAATCTTATTTGATAGTTTACGTGATGAAATCTAATATATGGTACATGAGTTACTAAATCATTTTTATGTACTATTCGTAGAGTATCTATACCACTATTATCGTAATTTTCCTTAAATACTTTATTACCTACTCTTGGACTACCAATAGTTGTTGATTTAACGTTATAATGTGGATAGTGTTTCTTAATTGAATGTGCATACAATGTTGCTACTGCTCCACCTAAACTATGTCCACAAACTACAATATCCGTAGCTTTACCTTGTAGATTTTCTAATGCAGTATCAATTGCATTGTATGTATCATCTAATACCGATTCCCATGAACTTTTAAATCCAATATGTACTTTCTCACCTTCGTTTATAAATGGTACTTTATCAATTGAAGCATCGTTTTGGAAATCCTTTTTTGATTCACTACCTCTCCAAACTACATATATAGTTTTACCTTTTGTTGCTACAAATCCTTGCGTATCTGATTTTTTATTTTCAATCCACTTAACTAATTCCAATCCGTATTCATCCCACTTAATTTCTTCTTGTTTAGAATAAGCTAATACGGCTAATTTTGCGTTATATAATGCTTCGTTTCTTGTCATTTTCTGTTAATTAAATCTTCAATAAATTTATCACGTTGCTCACGTAGATATTTTTCTCGTTCTAATAACCTTTGTCGTTCGTCTTCAGTTAATTTTAAAACTAATGCTTCTTTATCATCAATCATTTTTTTATATTCTTCAATTTGTGACTTAAAATTCACATTTTGATAATATAATATTCCAACCAAAAGAATAATTGTAAATGATTGCTCTTTTAATTTTGTAAAAAATGTATCAGTAATATTATTAGATTCCTGTTTCATCGTTTTGTATATAAATATATAGAAAAAGAAAAGTCCGCTAAAAGCGGACTCTCTAAATAAACAAACATTATTATGAAAAATCTTATACTTCTGCTTCAGCGTCTTCAGCACCTACAATAGCAGCAGCATCTCTAGTTTCTTTATCCGAAATTTTAGGTATACCATATTTCTTTTTAGTAATACGGAATTTTTTAGCTAATTCTAAAGTAACTGGATCTTGTGTTTGGATTAATCCATCAGCATATTGTTGAGCAATTTCTTGTCCTAACTCATCATCATTAGCTACCATAGATTGCATTTTATCAACATATTGTTGTTTAGCATCTGCATTATCGGCTTTACGATATGCTTCACGAGCACGTTTATAATCTAATGTTTTGGCAGCCAATGCTGCACGATCTGCAGGAAGCATGTAATCTGGATTAGCTTGAGTAGCAGCAGTATACTCAATATCACGACCGAATTTTGAACCGCGGTCTTGAGATGGAGTAACCACACCTGTAGCTTTTTCAAATCCTGTTGACACATCTTTTTGTGAGGCACTAAACGGCAGTTCATCATATGATATTTTTTTCTTTCCAATTGCTCCGATAACCAATGGACGGATAAAACTTTGTTGTGATGCGTATTGGCGATCAGGATTAGCTTCATTATGAAACTTTAAAATATCTGTTGCTGTTAATGCTTCTCCTTTATCTTTTAATACTTTAACAATATCAACTAAACTTCTAAATTCAGATTTTGATAATTTACCTTGTACGTCTGTTAAATCAGAACGGAAATCTGGTTTTAATGAATATTTTACTTCAGCCGCACGAGCCATTTCACTAACTGGTTTATATTTTTGGGTGAATGCTGGTGATTTTTCTGTTGCATCATCTGGGTCAGTAGTTATTGGGAGACCCTTATTAGCGTCTGCTTGGTTTTTTAAGGTATATAATTTATTACCCTCACCCATAATTTCCTCACGTACTATCTTATCAATTATTTCTTTTAATTTATCTTCCATTATTTTGTTTTTTGAATAGAAATTGTCTATTATAAATATTATTATTTTTTTAACTCATTTAATATGATAGCAATTCTTTCATCAGTACTACCTTTAATTTCAACTACACGTTTAGCAGGATATGTTTTTAAAAACCATTTAATAGATTTATCTATCCTATCCCGATATTCAGGATTCGTTTCACGAATACCATTATTTTCTATTTCTACACCTTCGGGCGATACATAAAAAATAATATCGTATTGCTTAGCCAACAACATAGCTGCGTCAAATAATATCTCTTTTTCATTAGACTTAATCGACTTAGCTTCTTTAGTAAATGCGCAAACATCATATACTGTTCTGTCAGTTAATAGATTATCATTAAATAATTCACTCGCACGCTCAGCAATGAAAACCAACTGACCTTTAACACTAGAGTCAGTATTTAATGGGATACCTAAATCACTTAAATATTTAGATCGTTCAACACACCCAATATAATCCTTAAACTCATCTAATTCTAATAATGCTTTAACCAATGTAGTTTTACCTACAGACATTGTACCTGCTAAACCTATTTTCATCGTGCTAAACCTAATGTTAATGCTTTATTGTGACTAACTTCTTTACCATTCTTTGGATTAATGTATGTTCTATGAGCAACAGGAATCCAATGATTATCTCTATGAGTATAATCAAGAATATGATTATATCCCTTAGGATAAAAACATTCTACCGATATAGGTCCGGATGGGTTTTTGTCTAGATCGTATGTCCATACATCTCTCGTACCATCTGCATGATTAAATTCACGAGTATATTTATGTTTTTGTGGTTGGATCACACCTTCAGTAATTAACGTTTCACGATTTTTGGGTCTACCCCGTCTTTCTGTTTTCATAATATTAATGTTTGTTTAATATAAATATAATTAGGAAACAAATATTTTACTCTACTCCTGTTATTTGTTCTAATATATCTCTTTGAATCAATTTTTCAGCAACATAAATACCATGTGCACCTGATACTGTAATTCCACGAGCTGATAACGCATCGCCTACAAAATGTACATTAGGATAGTCGTTTAATGATAAATCATAGTAATTAACTAACGGTTCAGGCGATAAGTACTTAACTTCAGGGATATACATTCCCCAATCATCTCCAAATTCAAATATTTTATTCATATCTTGAATAAAATCCCAAACATATTTAAAATATCCATCAAGTGCAGGTTCAACCTGATGAGCAAGTGCATCTAAACTAATTGGTACAGCTGATACTGTTGCGCCTTCAGATGTAGTAGATGGCTTTCTAGATGGTGAATAATATAATCCAGTTCCGTGTTTTTGTAGTGTTTGTACTACATCTCTACTCCAAGCAAATGGATCTTCGATACCCTTAATTTCCATTAGGATACCGAAGTTAGTCATATCGTTCCGGAATTGTTCCCCTTTTTTCGCATGACCATTGTAAGTAACATCACCATAAGTTTCCTCAACGGCCACATAAGCAGCGTTATTGTTAGTGCAGAAACTACGAAGAGATACGTTATCGAATTTCTGATAAAGTTTGAAATCATAGCTGATATCGATTAATTTTTGAAAATATTTTTGTGGTGCTTCAAATCGAACACCAATTTGTACTGATTTAGGTTCTGTAGGTAATGTATATTTGTCGGATAATGATTGAGCAAAGTCAATACCTGATTTACCTACTGCAAATATTAATTCATCATATGATATTACTTCTAAACTATCTTTAATATCAATATATTCGGCTTTAAAATCAATAGCTGATACTTCTGCATTCCATTTAAATGTAACACCTTTATCAGTTAAATATGAATACCACGCTTTAGCGATTTCATGTAGATAATTTGAACCAATATGCCATACTGGAAATAAACGTAATCCAAAATATGGTTTGATAAATTCAGGCTCAGCAATTGGATCAGACATAAATATTTCATCTGGTTTTGGATGAAAACGAGTAAAATTATCTACTACTTGTTTCATCAATTCCATTGCCTTCTCATCTCCACAATATTTTGATAATTGACCACCGATTTCAGTATGATAAGTTAGTTTACCATCTGACCATCCACCAGCACCTAACATACCTGTCATTACTTCTTCAGGTAAACGATTATGTGGATCATTTCCTTTATCAATAATTGTGATTAATTCACCCGGATATCCATTATCCACTAATTTGGTAGCAGCGTTAATACCCGCTACTCCAGCACCTACTATTATAATTTTTTTGTCCATAATAAATTTTAAATTGCTTTTAAATATAATTAAGAAAGGCCCAATCTTTCGATTGGGCCACAGATCCATTTTTAATATTAAGTCGAACGGCTATGAATCGTTCTAAATGTTATTTTACTTTTACAAACTCTCCATTTTTAAGTTCGTATACATTTGATGCTGTAGTTGATACTGCTTTAGTCATTACTATAGCTTCATTGTTTGGTATTCCGAACATTTCTCTATCAGCACGATATGATGATGATAAATATGGTTGATACTCATCTTCAGGTAAACTAGGTGGAGCTTGAACATGTTGTGCTGTTAGCTCATATGTGTTATTTCCTTTAGGTACTAAGTCAATTTCACCTTGTAGAATAATGTTTACATTATCTTTACTATTTGCTCCACCATAATCAGGACCATAAATTAATTTTTGAATTAATTCACCATCTTGTATAGGTGAAATAAATCTAGTTTTATTAGGTAATCCTTGTAGATTATTATCTTGTAAAAACTTAACTAAAGCTTCATTAAATGCTTTAACTTCTGGGTGTTCAGCATACATTGTATAACCACTCCATCTAATAAAATCCCCAGCTGTAGCACCTTTACCACCTGCTTTCTTATGTGATATAAATACTATTGGTTTTTCTTCTGAATCTATTAAATTGAAATCAGCTTTAGGAGTACCAAATTGACTTTTAGCCCCTACAATACTATCAAACTTTTTACCATTTACAATAACACTAATAGATTCAACATCATTTTGTTCAATTAATGATTGAATTTTATCATTTAATGCTCTTAAATTAGAATCTTCAACTACAGTACCTGATCCAGCTCCTTTACCTCCGAAATCCTTATCTTTTGATAAATCTTGAATTGAATATTCTTCACCCGCTTCATCTTCAAAAAATGTGAATGTATTAACGTTGGATCCAGCTAATTGTTTTATTTTATTATCATCCGCATTTTCGAATGCTGATTGATATTCTGGATCAATGAATGAAAGGGTTTTTGGATTGCCTTGATTAAGTGAAAATGGAGATTTTTTTGCTATTTTATCAGCAACAATTTTAAATCTAAACCCACCACGTTTTTTTAAATCAAAAAACGATAATGGTCTAAAATTTTCATTAACTACATCTAATTCCTCTAATATTTCATATAATAGAGCCTTATCCTCAAGATTATTCATATCTGGATATCCTTTAGGAAAACGGAATGAATAATGCTCCAAAAATCTAGTTATAACATTCATTATGCTTCAGCAGGTGTTTCTTCAGCTGGCGCCTCTTCAGGAGCAGCATTTAGATTTTGAGATGGTGTAGCTGAACCTTTATCTGGGTTGATAGGGCCTGTAATTAACAATTCTTGTATTGCTTTAATAGCACGTTGCTCTTCACCTAAATTAGCTAAGTTGTACTGGGTACCTGCTACACGAGCTGTAAATTCAGTACCAGTCCAAATTAGGTGGTATGTGTTAAAGTTTTTTAATGTAACCTTAAATGTAGTAGGACGAGGTGCTACCCATTCAATATTTTCAACGAATGCAGTAAAGTCTTGAGACATTAATGTAATTAATGTTTCCTGTAATTTAGGAAATTTCTCCAACATTGGAGAATATTTAAAAGCAGCAGCAGTTGGGGTTTCTAATTTATTATTATTTCCCGCAATCTTTTGTGCTGCTGCTCTTACTTTATCTGCTAATTCTTTTTTAGTCATTATTATAATTGAGTTGCATCAATTTCTAATTCAACAACTGGTTCTTCAGCAATTGTTTTTTCAGTTTCTAGAACTTCATCTTTTTCCTCTGGCTTCTCGTCTTTTTTGTCAGACTTAGCACCTTTCTTTTTATCTTTTTTATCAGCGTCTTTACCTCCTGACATTTTTTCCTCAAGTTCCAATCGAGCACCTTCATATTCATTTATTGATTTATCCATCTCTTCCATTACTTTAGCATATAGTTTTTCGCCAATGTAGTGAGATAGGTTAACTTTTTCCATTAATTGTTTTACGCTACCTGCTTTTTTATATTCTTGCTGAATACGAACCATTTTTGCTTCGTTAGCTGCAATATCACCAGCTTCATCGATTTGAGCGATACGGTGAGAAACGGCTTCTGCGATCATTTGTTTAACCATGATACGCAATTGTTCTTTCTGAGTCATTATTTTTTTAGTTTTATTTTCCAAGCTAAGTTAACCCCAATATATTTATTTAAATTGTTGTCAACATATACGTTCAGACCATAAATATTGTCTTTTTTCGTTTTCAGTGATAAGGTTGGACCAGCTAATACTAATGAATTACCAACAACCCCACCTACGCCAATATATACTTGATTTTTAGGTAGTTCTTTTACTATTTTAGTATCAGTAATTGTGCGTTCTTTAATTTGAGCGTTCCATTTACGTCCAATAATTTTATTCATTGATATAGTATCTGTTACTTCAATTGAACCTAAATCATTATCTAATACTAATTTGTCTTTATATAGTACTTTTTTATGATAATCTTGAACTATTCTAATAGTATCACCTTTTAAATAAACAGGTACTTCAACACGTTTTTCTTTTTCAACTATAGTTTCATGATATATATCTGAACCTTTAATGTATTTTGTTTTATAATGATCTACAACAACAGTATCGATTTTATGTTTTAGTAGTTCATATTTTTTACCATCAACCTTAATTATTGGATTTTCAGTACTATTATTAGACGTACATTGTTGAACCACAATCACACCGATCAACACCAATATAATGATAATAAAGAAATTTGATTTAGTAATCATAACATTAAAATTTACAAATTTTTAGTCGTAACTTACCTGTTCCTTTAATTAAACGATGGTATTTGTGTTTGGGTATAAATATTGGAGGATTAAACGTAGTAGGAAGTTCATCCTCTAATTGAATTTTCCAATCAGTTTCTCCCTGAAGATATAATGTTCTATGTTCATCATCGCGATGCCAAAGGAGTTCGATGGGATCTACATTCTCATCGAACTCACGAATAGTATATTCTTCGGTTATTTCTAAATCAGTATATGGTTTACCAAAATCCACTAAATGTTGTTTTAAATCCTAATAATTTAGCATATCGAGGTAAACGACATGACCAATAAGATGCTTTAGTTCTATCTTTTTTATTTTTGCAATCATGACGAGCAGCAAATGCACGACGTGCTTGTGGATTATTCAACTTAGCACGTAATCCAGTTGTATCACCAAATGATACTTTTTTAACTCCACCACCTGGTTTACGGACATAAACATAGAATTTTTTAGATCCACCACGTTTTGGTTTTCCAATTGCTACTTTCTTACCTGCTTTTACTGCTTCAGCTAATAATTCTTCTTCAGATATTGGATAATCTAAGGGTACATTTACACCTTCGTAGATATCAATCTCACCAATATTTGATTCTAATAATTCAATATCGTCTTCAGATACTGAAATTAATCCATTATTATATAATTCACGTGCTTCACGGAATAATTCAAAATATTTTTTAGATAATGGTCTGTAGATATTATGAATTAATGGTAATCCTTCTTTGATATGGTGTTTTAATCCTTCAGATAATACAGGTAAATTTTTAATTTCTTTTAATATTAATTTAGGACCATCACATCCACAATCTTCATTTAAATCTGCTCCAATATCATTTACATCTTGGTATGCATATTTGTTTGAAGGTTCAATTGTAGCTAAAATTACTTGTGGGTTTATACCTTTTGCTCTAGCAACCATTAAACGAGTATTACCACCTACTAAATAATATTTATTTGGAGAATATTGGAGAATCAACGCGGGAGGTGTTTTTTCAGCGGCTAATATGCTTTGAATATCTTTACCGTAATATTGCGCCAATTCAATCGCTTCTTCCTCAGAATTTATATCGTATGAGTCAGTGTTTTCTAAACGACTCCACATTTCATCAGTTAATGTGACTTCTTTACCACTTGCGAATGAATTATATACTACATCATATGGTAGACCTAATTCATCTGCTGTACGTTCTATTTCCTCGTTTTCGGCTTGTAAAATAGGAATCCATAATAGTGGAGATTTACTTTCTAAACGTACTTTAGCTTTATCTGTATTTGGAACAACGCGATCGCCTTTACGATCAGCAGCTGCTTTTTTACGAGCAGTAGCAGCACGTTCAGCTTTTGTTAATGAATTTGCTTTAGCACGAGGTAAACAACGAGTTGTTGCTTGTCCTTTTTTCATTGTACCACAAGGACCAGTTATATTACCTTGTGTATCGATACGAACCCAATCTTCCTTTTTAAACCAATCACGTAGCGATTCGTTCATATCATATTTTTCAGTATTATCATGTCCGCATTTATGACAAAGAAATGGTTCTTTACCGCCGTCTTCTAAATTCCATTCCCAACCACAGTTTTCACATTCAACTGTTTCTTCATCTCCTTCCATTAATCCTTTACACACTTTAACTGCACGGCCTGATAAATAAGCAGATGGTACTTCACCCGCAGCTATACGACGATTATAATAAGCTTTACCCTTAGGACAAAGCTTTTTTTCCATTATAACACTTTCAACTATAGATTTTATTTTATTCTGATCCATTTTCTTCTTGTTTTGGTAAGAACCAATTAGAGCACCATTTAGAAGGATCTTTTATTTGATTTCCATCATTATCAACTAATTCAGAAGTACCCATATATTCTTGATAATCTGTGCTTGCACACATATGTTTATCATCTTGTTTATAATAGAATTTACATACATGACATCCAAATCCTACTGGAGAATACATGTATGGAGGTGATACCTCTGATACTTCACTTAATATATTAACTAATTTAATCATTATTTAGGTTGATTCATATTATCTATTTGGGCTACCATTTCTTCTCCATCTAAATAATCAAATGCACTTTGTAAATAACCCTTTGCTTTGATTATTTTTTCTTGCCACCATTGTGGAAAATCTACTTCACCACCTATCTTATCGTAAGCATCTACTTTTTTATATAACATAGCTGCCATTTTAGCAGCTCTAGCTAAATCATTTTTAAGCATTCCTGGTTCATCATCTTGATGGCCTACATCTAAATCTTCATTAGACATTGCCTTTTTGATTGCTTTATCACGAGAACCCATATATTCATCTTGGGAAGATTCTATGTTACCATCTCCATCATAATCTTTTTTAGCTTTTTTTATTTCTAAAGCAATAAGTTCTCTAAGTTCAGATTTTTTCATTTTCCGTTACGTTTAATTTTATAATATATCTGTACTCCTAACCACCCAATAGATAGGATATAAAATAGACCAGTAAGTACAGGATTTAACATAGAAAAAAAGCTATTAAATAATGCTATACACGTTGTTGCTACCCCGGCAGCATTTAGCTCATTTGATTGATGCATTTTATTAAGAAGAGATAAAAATGTTATGACCATAAATATTAACTATTTAATCTAGCACGTGATTCTTCTACGTCTTTCATTACTTGTTCGCGTATTTTCTGTTTATCTAAAGCTTTTACATGCCAATCTTCAATATCGCCTTGTTCAGTTACAAATCCATTATTTGAATCCATCGAATCTAAAAATGAATCAAATCCATTTACGAATTCATCTAATGCAAAATTAGCATTAGCTTTAATGATTTTATCTTCGTATTCTTGATATTTACCTTCTATTTTAAGTTGTGATTCCATTTTAATTACACAATCAAAACATTGACTATGAATAAAAAACATTTTTTTATCATATTTAGTTTTCATTGGTTTAGAACAACTTGGACATAATAAAGGTGCAAATACAGCTTTTTTAGCTCTATCTAATTTAGTAACACTCATTTTAATACCGTTCTTTACAGTCCATTTTCTACCAAATTCTTCCCAAATATCTCCTTCATTTCGGTCAATATGTTTAGTAGTATATCCTACTTGTGTTTGAGTAGCGTCACCTTGCTTACCTGATAGTAAATTACGAATACGTTGTACGTCTCGTTTTTGAAATTCTTTTTTTAATAATGTTTCTTTTGACATATTATAACCCTAATTTTTGTAATTGTTTTATTGTTGATTCTGTAGATATATGACGAATACCAATTCCACCTGCATCTATCCATTGTTGGATATTATCTTTTCTATCATCGATTAATATAGCATTTGGTTCTGCTAAATCTTTTTTATCTTTTGCTTGTTTAAATACAACAGGTGTACCTGGTAGGTTATTATTTACCCATTCTTGTTTACCTATTTCTGATGATTTTTCACGTGATGGTGCAGTTAATAATTTAGGATTGTATTGGTTGATATAATCCCATAATTGATGTCCATCAGACATCCAATTTAAATTAGCCCAAAATTTGACACCCGCTTTAGTGATTGCAGACCAAAAATCATCTTTATCATATGTTGAATCAACACCAGGTGTTTGTTTACCTGTTAAATCATTATATCCACGTTCAAAATCAACTAATACACCATCCATATCACAATATAATTTATATTGTTGTTGCACTTCAGCCAACATAGCAATTTTAGATTTAGCTGAATCTAGTGTATCTGTTTGGGGTATTTGTTTAACTAATGAAATTATATCTTGGTTTAATTGTTCAGCATCTGCCTTTACTTTAGCTTGTTCTTCTGGTGTTTTAGGCTTGCCTGAGAATTTAGCTGTGTCAAAATATAATTTTTTAACTTCAGCAGGATTAAATGTTTTATTAGCATCTTCAGGATCGTTATTAATTAAAATAAAACGATCACCAAATTCTTGACGATATAGATCTATATTTTTATTTGTATCTCTCCAAGTACGCAATACGATTTGGGGTAATAATGAACGTTCGCGTTCAGCATTACGCTTTAAAGATGTCATAGGTGAAACATACAACATTAACATCATTGTTTCGTATCCTAATGCTTCTAATTCTGCTTTCTTTTTAAATAATGGTTTAGATGCAGCACCAGTACCATCAATAATAACGTTATTTAATCCTTCAAGTGCTTTAGCATATTTCTCTTTAGTTGCTCCTTGAGCACGCCCCATTAATTTAGCTGCTTGAGATAATTCTTCAGGACCGAAATCTTTTAAATTAGTACCTAAACCAGACGATTTAAGTAATTCCTCGTATGTATCATCTACATTTATTACTTGATATTTTTCAACTGGAAGTAATTGTTTTAAAGTATATGTTTTACCTGATCCAGCAGGACCAGCTAAAAATATTGCTTTAGGTTTTCCAGTTATTTCTTGTAGTATGTCAAATAATTTTATCATTTTACTATAAACATTTCAGGTCGCATTTGAGCGAAGTTTCTCATCATTATAGCGGCAGCAGTATTAGCCTCATTTTCATGTGGGTGACCTGTTTTGCCAGATTCGGGTGTTAATCTATTTTGTATGTCTTGCTTATAATGAACTAATTCATGTGCTAATGTTCTAAAAACATCAGCTTGATGACGATTAGCTACACTCAATTCAATACTTTTATTATTTGGATCGTATCCACCAAATGAACGTCTTGATTCTGCTGTTGTAGGATCATAAGACATTTTTAATGGAGGTAATGATTTTAATTTTAAATATTCTTTGCAGTACCCAACAAATTCTTTCAATAATGGGAATTGATTCTCATATAAAGATTCATTCATTGGTTCTTCATTGTTATTATAAACACTACCATATACATCAAAGAATTTATGTGTTGTAATACCAGCAGGTAAAAAATTAGCTATTTGCTTTACATTACGTGCTTGAATAGCATCTCTAAAGTCAGTTGCTGATATATTTTCAAAATTACCAGCATCAAATACTTCTACTTTAGGATTATCAGCTAATGAAGCAAAACGTGAACTTTCTTCTTTACCGAATACAACTACAAAATCTTGATCTGGGTTGTTTTTAATCGATGATAATGTATAATATACAGGAGAACCTTCAATAGATATAACTTTAACTTTAGGACCTAATATATTAGTATACAATTCCCAAATCTTTAATGATTGTTCTACTGATACACCACCACGTTCTTTAGATGAAACGGCAACTACCACCTCAGAAATATCATCTCTATCAACTAATAGTTTAACTACTTGGAAATGACCTTTATGAGGTGGTTTAAACGCGCCTGGATAAATTGCTATCTTCATTAATTAATATACAGTATAATATACTTATAAATATTAATTTTCTGTCTCTAGCTTAACTGATGTAGGTAATGTTTCAGTATATGGAGAAGCATTTGGGTTTTCAAGTTTATATATGTCTTGTATTTTAGTAAACATAGTAAAATTCTTTTCAATATCGTCTACAATTTTAACTTGCCATCCTTTACCCTGTATCTGACCTTCTTTACCTTCCTTATGTGTTTTAGCTTTTAACCAAATAATACCAGTACGTGTAACTGCTTCAGTATGAGTTTCATTCCAAGCCTGCGCGTAAGCTGCAAGTTGTAAGTCATATGATGTATGTAGTGAATTTGATGTTTTAATGTCTAATAACCAAAGTTCCCCGTTGATTCTCACAATTAAATCGGCTGTACCAGCATACTCATATTGGTCAGAAAATAAATGATATTCTTTAGATACTAATTCTGGTTTTACTTGATTCCAGAAATCAGCAAATCGTAAAATCATTTTCCAAACATCTAATTGATATTTAGCATTACCATACTCATCAATCCAAGTAATTTCATTCCCACCTAAGAAATCTTCAATTGCGTTGTGTACTTGTGTTCCTTCATTAGCTGCTTTACGCATTATAATATCGGAATTATGACCAACATCTTTTAACCATGAATGGAAAAAATTATTCTTTGGGAAGAAATTTAATATTGATGTAACAGATGGGTAGTACTTATCACTACGCCTGTAGAAACGACTATCTAAAATATTTACTTGTTTTGAATTTTCGGTGTATTCAACAATCCGTTTAATGTTTGGATCTTTGATTACATTTGAGTTTTGCTCAATCATGAGATTTTTAGTTTTATACCCATTATTTTTTCAAATGTTAGTGGGTATGTGTTTTCAATTATATTTAAGAAATTCTTAAATCCGATTTCATTTGCATCTTTACCATCCATTTCTACTAAATAAACTTCTTTACCGTAGTTCATTAATGTTTGACAGTGTTGTAATGCTTCACGTTGTGCGTCTTTATCTAAAGCAACGTATACTTTTTCTACATCTGATGTTACTAATCGTTTCATTAGCGCTTCAGAGAGTACTTTACCAAATAATGGAATAACATTTCGTTGTATTGTTAAAGCATCGAACATACCTTCAACTAATACTACTGGTGCATCCCAATTTACAAAATATTCTAATCCAATTATATTTTTATTCTGTACTGATGGGTTTTTGTATTTACGAGGTGAGTCTTGATCAAACGAGCGGGCAATAAAATAATTTAATTGTCCTTCTGAATCATACGATGGTATGATAACTCGTCCATTATATTCACCATCTGTACAAAACCCAATATTATATTTTTTAATATGATTGTCTATAATATCTCGTTTATGAAGAAAATGTAATGCTTGTTTAGCATATATTTGATCCATTTTAGATAATGGAGTTACATCAATCAACGATTTAAATTCTTTAGGTAGTGCTATTTGATTATAAACTATTTCTTGGCGTTTACCAGGTACAATAATAACATCTAGTTGTTCTACTTTAGAACGATCGACTTTCATTGCTTTAAATAATGAATGAATTGATTTACCTTTAGTATTACAAACCCAACAATGCCAAGGATTTTCTTTCTTTTCGTTGGTAACTACATTAATTTCTAATTTTGGCTTATGGTGGTTACAGAATGGGCAGTGAAATGAATGATTGCCTCGTGATGTAGGTTTAGATTTACCTAACACATTTTCCAATAAGTTTATCAAAACTAGATTTTCCATACTATAACAATAATTAGGAAATAAATTATATCAAATCCTTACGGAAGAATTTACCTAATATATTATCGTTGTATGAATTAATTTCTAACACATCGTATTCGAATTGTGCCTTTAATTCAAGATATGTCAAATGTTTTTTTGATTTAGCAATATATATAATTTCACGACGAAATTTTTCTTTTCCAAATTGTTTGATATCTGCTATTAATTCTTTAGATGAACCATAGTAAGTTTTCCAATCAGACTCACTCTGAATTACTTCGTGAGTTGATTTTCTGCCTCGAGTAATGGGTTGTTCTGCGAGTTGTTTTTTAGTTAGTTTATGTTTTTTATTATGGTATAATGATTTTTTACCAATATAAACTTTATTAGTGTCAATATGAGTGATTTTATAAATAAAACCAAACGTACTTTCAGGAAATTGATCTATAGATTCAATTTGTTTTTTAAATAATAACCAGTTAGGAGTCATAACGTATTAGGAATGTCATGTCTGTTTCTGTTGAAATAGGAACAGGTTGACCAAATTTTGCAACCATTAATAATTCATTATCATCATTATATAATCCAAGTGTTGAAGCATAAGGATGGAAATCGGATCCAGTTGCAAAATTCTTAATTTGTGAATATGCATTGGATCCGGTTATTCGTATAGATGGATTATATGTTAAATTAAATTCGTTTTCTTTAATTTGAGCAGTAATGTAATTTTCATACACTGTATGTTCATTAGTGAAACTTAATTTAAATGTATTTGTATTTACAATTGCTGGCATATGTTAATAAATATTAAGAACATGTTCCTTGTGGGCCATCTATTATAATAGCACCTCCTGCGTATACTGTAGAAATTCTAGCACATATAGTCATTCCTCCTCCAGCTCCTAAAGTACCTGATACTGCAGTTCCATCACATGCTGTATAATCATAATAATCAGAATATTCTAAATCACTATTAGTTAAAGTATACTGCTGGCAATTTACTGGTATATCAGTTGGAGTTGCTGTTGGTGTAGCTGTTGGTGTTGGAGGTAAAGCTGTTGGTGTAGCTGTTGGTGTTGGATCTAATGGTGTTGCAGTTGGAGTAGCTGTTGGAGTTGCTGTTGGAGTTGGAGCTAAAGGTGTAGCTGTTGGTGTTGCAGTTGGAGTAGCAGTTGGTGTTGGAGCGGCCGCACAGCTAATAGATCTTGTTGTCACTGATGAAGTACCATATACATTGTCATAAACACCAACATAATATGTTCCATTTCCTAAGTTAGAAGCATTTTGTACTCCATTATATCCTGGAGGAGGTGTATTTGAGATATGGAATGTATAATTTCCAGATCCACCACTTGCACTTAAATTAATATACCCAGTTCCTGTATATCCAGCGCATCCTGAATCTATATTAAGAGATGGTATTAATGGAGTTGCTGTTGGAGTTTGAGTTGGTGTTGCAGTTGGAGTAGCTGTTGGAGTTGCTGTTGGAGTTGGAGCTAAAGGTGTAGCTGTTGGTGTTGCAGTTGGAGTAGCAGTTGGAGTTTGAGTTGGTGTGGCTGTTGGTGTTGATGTTGGTGTTGCAGTAGGGGTAGGATCAGCACAGTTATAAAATGATGTTTTCTGGAAGCTACTATCATATGTTGGAGGAGCTGGGTATTGGAATACTGAATTACCATTATATATGTAATGTACTCCTGGTTCTGATGGTAATACATATCTTTGATTTATTCCATCAGGAGGAATAGTAGTAAATTTATACAATACCTCAACACATGAAGATAATTCATAATATGTTGATGAAGCTGGGGTAGATGTTGGAGTATTAGTTGGTGTTGCTGTTGGTGTTTGAGTTGGTGTAGCAGTTGGAGTCGCGGTTGCTGTAGGAGGAGCAGAACAAGCACTATAAACAGTAATGAATCCTGAATTATCTATTGTAAAGTAATCACCAAATGAATTATTTGCAACTGCTTTAAAGTAAGTTCCTCCACCAACATATGGTGTTATAATAGCATTAGTAGTATATAAAATCTTACCATCAGTATAAGCATCAAATATTGAAGTATATCCAGTAGAATCTACAAATACTGTAACCTCGGTACCAGTATCAGCACATGCCTCAAAAGATGTACTCCATCCTTGTAATGGATCAGTTGCTGAAGCTAATCTAGCCCACATAGTTAATGCACTAGATGGAGGTAATGTAGCAGTTGGTGTCGCAGTTGGTGTAGCTGTGTTAGTTGCTGTGGCTTGTGGAGTTGAAGTTGGAGTAGCAGTTGGGGTTGGTGAAAATGTTGCAGTTGGAGTTGCAGTTGGAGTAGCCATAGCAGTAGCTGTAGCTTGAGGAGTTGATGTTGGTGTAGCAGTTGGTGTTGGATCTAATGGAGTAGCAGTTGGAGTAGCAGTTGGAGTAGCTGTTGGTGTAGCAGTTGGTGTTGGATCTAATGGTGTAGCGGTTGGAGTTGAAGTGGGAGTTGCTCCAGGAATTGTACCTGTAGGGGTAGATGTTGGAGTAGATGTTGGTGTTTGAGTTGGAGTAGATGTAGGAGTTGCTGTAGGAGTAGATGTTGGTGTTTGAGTTGGAGTAGATGTAGGAGTTGCTGTAGGAGTTGGGTTATTACAATTAGTAAAACTTCCAATAATATAGTTTGTTTTACAAACTGCACTACCTGTAGATAGTGATGATATTGATATTGAGGTTACATTATCATTTACTGATATTCTATTATCGTAAGGAACAAACCATCTACTTTCATATCCTTCACCAAATGTTATGTAAGATAAACTTGAAGTATAATTTACTGTAAGAGATGCATCTGATGCTGTTATATTATAAATTATAGGTGATCCACTTCCTGATTTATATATATTTGTAGTTAAGTAAACATCAGTACCAAAAGAACGTAAAAAATTATTACTTCGTGAATATATGTTAAATCCATATAATGAACTTGAAGGGTTTGATCCAGATGTAAAACATACTTCTTCTATATCTATCTGAATAGATGATGTTGGAGAATATGAGAAAGCTGGTCTTTCATTTAATGGAATCCACGGTTTGTAAAAATTAGATGAAGGAGCTTCATTTATACTAGCAGTTGAAAAGTTAGAATCATACAAATAAAAATTATTATTACATGAACCAGTACCAGTCATACTTCCTGATATAAATCCTCTTCTAGAAACTAATTGATGCATATCATTAGAACTATAAAGAGAACTAGATGTTATATATTCTGGGTACATCTGCCCCATAGAACTATAACTGATAATGTTAGCATAATCTGTGTTTAATAGATCAATATCGTTATTTATTAAATACCAGTTACTTGAATAATCAAGATAATTAGTAACTAATGAATAAGAACTACTTGCTTGATCAGTAACAGTTGTACTGCTTGATAAAGGCATACGATATATATTATCTATTACCCCTTTACTAGTTTTAAAGAAAACTCTATAATCTGATGATCCTGGGACTTCTGAACCTGAAACTGAGTAATATCCATCTAAAGCACCAAAATAACCATAATCATCGTAATATAATTTCTTTCCTATACTTGCACTAATACTACTAGTATTATCATAAAATATACTAACTGGTGTTGGATTATTTTCAATTTTTAACTCATGAGTAAAAAATGCATTTAATGAAGATGTTACATTAATTGAACCTGTTACAATTATTGGTATTAATGGAAAAAATGAAGATGTTATACTTATAGGAGTTGGTGGTGTAGATCCTGAAGGATATAATGGGTAGTATGTAGGTTGGGATGATGATACGTAAGGAATTAATGATGAACTTAAGTAATCAAGAGATGAGGAATTTGCAGCAGCTGAACTAGTATAACTAAAAGATGAACTAGCTTTAACATACATTGTTTTTGTTTCAATCTTTGTTTGCAATCCACCTTTAGGATATATATTAATTATATTTTCATGATAATCACTAAAATATATAGGTACTGAAGCTGTATATTGCATTGGTTTACCCGATGCATATGGTAGTAAATGAAGTTTATCAACTTCAAGTATTGTTGTTGGATTTAAAACATCTAATGAATCTTCAAATCCAGTTACAATTTTAGGATCCTCAGAAATTAAAGTATCAGCTGATGATAATGTTTTAGTTGTAATAACACCTCCAGATTGTTGATAAAAATAAACACCATCACAATAATATCCATTATTTGTTTGGGTAAAAAGTCCAAAAGAATCATCTGGAAAGTAATAATCTCTTGGATTACTTAGAGATGGAAATCTTGTTTTGTATTGTAATGTATCTCCTATTTCAATATATGGGTTTTGACCATAATGGAATATAAAGGATTTGCATTCTTCAGTTATCCATCTTTCAATTTTTTCATTTAATTGAATTATTATAATAATTGCTATTATAATTAATATTACTATAAGAACTACTGTAGCAGCAGCTGCTCCTGCTACTGCAGCTCCTGAACTTGCAGAAGTACCTGAGGTAGCTGTTAATTGAGTTCCTGAAGACACAGCAGAAGATGCGGCTGTAGTTGTTTGAGCTGTAGCTGAAGTTAAAAAATTAGCTGGTGCTAACATATTAACATAAGTAGTAGTAGCAACATCAGAAATAGCACCAAAAAAAGAAGTACCCGCTGACATATTTATTTGTCCTATAGCCTGATATAAAACTAAGTTGTTAATAGTAACATATGGAATACTTGAAATAGCTACAGGAATTATTGCCGTACCAGCAACAGCACCTGCTGAAGATATTCCAGCAGCTGTAAGAGTAGAAGTTATATTAGCAATAATATTAGCAACTGCTGTTGATACAACTGGAGATGAAGATGATCCTGCAGCTATAGCAGCAGCAGCAGCAGTACCAGCTCCTGCTGATATTGAAGCAGCAACAGTTGATGTTAATAGTTTAGCTAATAATACTCCAGCAAAAGCAGCAGCTCCTAAAGCCATACCACCAGCAACTAAATGAGATACTTCAAAATTATTACTAAATGCTACATCGGAAGCAAATCCTTTTTTATACCCAGACGCTAATCTAATCATATTATGACGTCTGCCAGTAAGTGGGTAAAATTGATTATTACTAAATACCCATTTAGCAAAAAAATCATCATTTGATGGTTGAGAATTAATGGGGCTATATCCAGTAACAAATTGATATAATGTAGGTTTTGTGTATGTTGATTTATGTAACCAACTTTTAACTTTTCCTATATCAGTTAACATCATATTTATACATGATGGAAAACCAGTAAGACCTTCATAACTTTGAGGACCTTCTTCTATTACATCTATTTTAGGTTTCTTCCCCCAAAGATTATTCCACGCACTATGAGTTACTTTATAATAAGTTTTAAAACCAAAGGTTCTATCATATGGGCCTCCGACTTTAATAACATTATTATTACCTGAAATTAAATAATAATATGGATATGCTGGATGACTAAAATCAGGTAAAGCCCATAATTTATGATTTACTGGGAATGGATTACTATCTCCTGAGCCTATTTGTATTTTAGAATATAGTTTAGCTGTTAATTTAGATGCATTAGCAGCATCATATGGAGAATATACATGCACACCAGCAGAATATTCATATAACGGTACTATACAATCATATTGAATATCAATTGATACAGAAGCTGCAGTATTTACTCCAACAGCAGTTACAACATTTATTTTTTTAGTTGTTTTTTTTGAATTAGAATTAACAATAACATATATTGTTTTAGGAATTCCAACTTGTAAAGGAATTTCATACCCATTAGGACTACCTAAACTACACGGATAGAAAATATCATCTAAATTTTGACCTATTGATATAGGAGATCCATTAGATGTAGAAAAAGTAACAGCACCATATGTAATATTACTACCAGTAAGAGTTACTTGAAGTTTAACATATCCATAAGTAGCAGCTCCTGAAGTGACTACTAATTCTTTTTTCTTATTATTATATTTATTAGTTCCATTAATGGCTTTAGCATTAGCAAAACTAAAATCTGAACTTAAATAAGAAATAGTTGTCGAATAACTTAATGGCATTTTTTTATTTTTTTATTAACAAAAAGCTGGGGCTTTTTCTATTATTGATGAATCACAAACTTTAGCATATTCTGATGGAGCACCATTATTTAATATAAATATAGTAGATCCAAGTGGTGATGATTGTTGTTTATAGAATCCATTATCTACTGGGGTTGTTAATCCTGAGTCTTTATACCATGTTGTTAATCTTGACGGATCGTTACCTACCGCTGCTAATGCTGGAGTACTAAAGAATACATTTGTTGGAGTTCTACAAGCTTCACAGAACCAAGCTAATTCACTATCAGTTAATGTATTGTTTAATGATAAAGCAAAACAGAATGGAATTGCAGTAACTGTTGTATCTTTAAATATAGCGTATATATAATCATTACCTTTCACAGTATGAGTATAATTTGTATTTGCTGTAATGACCGGATTAGGTATATTAGATGGATAATAAGACCATCCTATAAAACTAGTACTAGTCCCAGCATCGGGTATTCCGGAAACACTTATTGTAGCGCCTTTTGAACTTTGTACTTGGAAAGCATCTCTGTAGTAAGTAGTATCAGGAGATAAAATTTGACCAGATGCGTTAGATGTTAAGTAAGATGGTATAAATGTTACATTAAGAGGACCACAATCAAGTTGTTCATATCTATATATATTTCCTGTTACATCTCTAACCCATGGATTTATAATACCAGATAATCCAGTAAATAAATAACTACTACCTGAAGCTGGGGCTTCAAAATATGTAGATCCACCATCAGCACTAAATTGATATGGACGAGTTCCATATGATGCTGTTACAGCCATTGTTCCAATATTACAATCAAGTGTTAAACTTGGAATATTAAGTGATGGAGGGATTGTGGGAGTAGCTGTTGGAGTAGGAGGTATTGTACCTGTTGGAGTAGCTGTTGGAGTTGGGGTTCCTGTAGCTGTAGGAGTTGCTGTTGGAGTTGCAGTTAATGTCCCAGTAGCAGTTGGTGTAACTGTTGGGGTAGCTGTAGGAGATTGAGTTGGGGTTGCAGTAGCAGTTCCCGTAGCAGTAGGTGTAGCTGTGGGTGTTTGAGTAGGTGTTGCAGTAGATGTTCCAGTAGCTGTTGGGGTAGTAGTTGGAGTTTGTGTTGGAGTAGCAGTAGATGTCCCAGTAGCAGTTGGTGTAGCTGTTGGAGTAGTAGTAGCTGTTTGAGTAGCAGTTGGAGTAACAGTTGGAGTTTGTGTTGGAGTATTGGTAGGTGTTTGAGTTGGAGTATTAGATGGAGTTTGAGTAGGGGTAGATGTTGGGGTGTTTGTTGGAGTAGGTGTAAATGGAGTAGCTGTAGGGGTTTGAGTTGGTGTACGTGTTGGAGTAGCTGTAGGGGTAGCTGTTGGTGTAGCTGTTGAACTATTTGTTGGTGTATTTGTAGGTGTCTCTGTTGGAGTATTCGTAGGTGTTCCAGTTGCTGTAGGGGTATTAGTTGGGGTATTAGTAGGGGTAGAAGTAGGTGTTGCTGTTGATGTTTGAGTAGCAGTTGGAGTTGATGTTGGAGTTATTGTTGGAGTTTGTGTAGGTGTTGCTGTAGGAGTACCTGTAGGGGTATTAGTAGGGGTTTGAGTTGGAGTGTTAGTAGGAGTAGCTCCTAATATAGTACCTGTTGGTGTTTGAGTTGGTGTATTAGATGGAGTAGCTGTTGGAGTAGCTGTTTTAGTAGCTGTAGGTGAAACTGTTGGAGTTTGAGTTGGTGTAGAAGTAGGGGTTGATGTAGGAGTTGATGAAGGAGTTTGAGTTGGGGTTGAAGTAGGAGTAGCAGTAGGAATATAAAAATCTCTACTAACTACATTATTACATCCATCTTTTAAATTAACAACATCAATCCTATTTATATCATCAGCCGTAAATATATTTAATGGGAATAATGATTTATCTATATTTGATGCATCTCCTCCTGTTTCTAAAGTAGCAATATATACCCCAGCACTATTAGCATAATAAATGTTAAAAGGGCCAGAATTATAATCTTCAGTAATAGTTACTCTAAAACGTTTCATCTAAATATATTATGTACAAACACTTCCTAAATAAGTTATAGTTAAATATCCTGCGAAATCTGAAGGATATAATGATGTTATATCAGCACATATGTTAATAATATCTCCAGGGTTAAGAACAATCGTATTATATCCACCTCCACAACTGTTATACCGTACAGTATCTGTACTAGTAGTATCTCTATTTTCAACTCTAAAATTTATACATATTGGAGTTGCTGTAGGGGTAGCTGTGGGTGTATTAGTTGGAGTTTGAGTTGGGGTTTGTGTAGGAGTATTAGTTGGGGTTTGAGTTGGAGTTGCTCCTAATACAGTACCTGTTGGGGTATTAGTAGGTGTATTAGTTGGAGTAGGGGTAATTAATGGGGTAGATGTTGGTGTTGAAGTTGGAGTAGCTGTAGGAGTAGCTGTTGGTAATTCAACTACACTAGCATTAAATCCACAATTTCCTATTACAATTATTTCTAAAATACCGTTATTACTTTTTAAATTAGTATCAGTACATTGGGAGTTAGGAACAGTAGCATTAAAAGTAAAATTAATAACATAAACTCCTGGAATGGTTGTGTTTAAAGTAAGAAAACCACTTGAGTTTACTGAACATAAATGAGCATAAGGGCCAGAAATAGATAAAGTTGATAAATCAACTGTATTTCCTCTTCCATCAATACTATCACTTAAATCTACTGTTTTATTAGAATCAGTATCAAAAAATGTAATTCTTTTATATTTTGCTAATGGAGGTAAAGGCCACATCAATTGATAATCTTGATGTGTTATAATAGCCATACCTTGGGCATAGAATATATTACCTATATGAGTATTAGAATTTTTTAGATCAATTAAATTACCTATACCATCATCTTTAACATAATAAACAGATGATGATAATTCAAAATAATAAGGTAATACACGTTGACCGTATATATCTTGATTTATAGATAATACACGAATACCAGCATTAGCCCCTGTAGGGAAATTTTTGATTAAATTTGGGTTATCATTATAATCAAAATAAGAACCAGTTGCTCTATCTTCGGAGATTCCACTATAATATGCTGAAGATAATAATGAACTAGTGTTAAGTAATTCAACACTAGATGAATATTCTTGATAAAATAAATGGTTAACTTGAGAATAGATTAATCTTTCATATTGCCCCTCAGTAATAGGATCAAGATATGTTGAAAAGGAACCAGATAAATTAGTTCCTTTATATATTCTTATATTTTGATCGTTTTCAGGATAGGGACAATATTCAAAAACCCAATTTTTATTGGCTACATACGGAACGGATATTACATCCGATCGTTTTAATCTTTTAAATGAAGCCATTTATAATATTTTTAATAGTCTAATTTAATTCTAATTAAAGCTTCTTTTGTAAAGTCTTTAATTAACGGGCGAGACAATTTAGCTACTGCTAGTAATTCATTATTATCATTATACATACCTACTGTTGTAACGTATGTTTGTGGATTATCAATTAATGTGTCATATAATAAACTTCCACTAACATTTATAATAGATGGGTTTGTTGTATAATTAAAATCACTATTTTTAACGCGAGTAAAGAAATAACGTGAAGACACGGTTTCTTGGGATTGAAGAGTAAATAAAGAAGCTCCTGACCCACTTATAGCTCTGAATAATGCTGTATTGTTTGGGTTACCAGCAACTCCACTTCCTGTATTTGAATTTAGTGAAATTCCTCCGTTTGCGGATGGTAAAGCTAAAGCTCTTGCATTTAATATAATAGTACCTAAATCTGGGAATAATAAACCATAACTTCCACTTGCTCCAGCTAATGAAATAGGAGCAGCAGTTCCTGCACTACCGGAAATTAATGTATAGTAACGATTTGAACCAATAAAGTTAGTTACAGAACCACTTACTATACTATCATCTGTTAATGATATATTAACAGATCCTGATAGTCTTAATGTTAATGAACCTGGTTTAATTGATTCTTTAAAACGTGAACGAGCAATATTAATTGCAAAGAAATGTTCTGAAGATACCCCTCCAAAATTAAATGAAGAATTTTCATCATTATAAATTAAACTTCTATATTGTCCATAAGTTACACGTGATGGGGTTCTATCTATTACTGATGAATTAATAGCTGTTGAACCACTTCCACTAATATGCCCATATTGAATAGCAAATTGAAGAGAAGAAGTAGTTGCTGCATTAAATACATTTAAGTAATAAGAGCTACTAATTAAACTAGAAGTAAAAAATGTTGTTAGATTAGCAGCGTCGTTAATCCAAGCCCCTCTTACTACTGTTTCTGAACTAATTACTGAGTCATCAGTATTATATCTTATAAAGGACATATTATATGTTGTTTACTTTAATTATGTTTACTGGAATTGTTATTCTAGCACCTGAATCTCTACCAATTACAGTTATTGTAGTTGATAATTGAGATGTTGTAGTACCAAATAAAGTATTAATTGTAGTACCTGTTAAAGTAAATGATGTTCCAAGAACTGATTTACTTAATTTAGTACCTGTAGTTGTATTAGCGTCTGTTGTTGTAGTTGCAGATGTAATACCAGATCCATTAAATGCCGACATTAATCTAATATCGGAAATAGTTGCTGTATAACCATTAGCTTCAAATGTTGAGGTAGCTCCTAAATAATTTAATGTTTGTGGAGTAATGGTTAATGTAGCTCCTTGACGTAATGAAATTACATTGTAACCTAAAGAAATAACAGGTAATTTTGAAGTACCTCGAGGTAAAGTAACCAATTTATATCTCATAATTTGAGCTTCATCAGGAAATGCTTCTAGCATTGGCATATTTTCAATAGCTTCTCCATAAAAAGCAGAACCAGATGGATGAGTTGGATTATATAAAGTATAATCTATTTCATCATCAGCTAGTGAAAATTGAGTAATTTGAAAAGAACCATCATTTCTTGCTAGTAATTCACGTCCTTTTTTTGTTAGTATAGCATCTACGGTTACTGTAGTGTTATTTAGAATTGCCATAATTTAATCTGTTATTTTGGTATAAATATATATATTTTATAATTTTTTTAATTAAAATGAACCTCCACTAGTTAATGATCCTTGATCAATTAATTTTTGTTTAATTTCTTTAGTTATTACATCTATATTATTTAAAACATCCGGATGAATATTTTCAGGAATTAAAAATCCTAAAGATGTAGGATTATCAGGTTTATGAAATGTAAGTACTACATTAGTTTCATCATTTACTTTTTTTAATATTAAAAATTTATCTACTGTGGGAGATGGAGTATTTACATATGATGTCAATCGTAAACCACTAGGTAAATCTGGGGATAAACTTATTAAAAGATTTCCGTTTGACGATGTTACCGCAGTAATATTAGATTCGAAAAAATTTCCAGTACCCCCATAATAAATAAACATAATATCTCCCACACTAGGAGAAAAAGTATAATCTATATCCCCATATTTACCCCACAGTGAATTTTGGTCACTAAATGGAATACCACTTCCACTAGGAACAAATTGATAATCTTTTAATGAACTTAATTCACTACTAAATGCAATAGTATTAATCCCTATTGAACCTGAAATAAATGGGGTTGGAATATTTTCAACATATGGATAACTTCCTACTTGGTTGGTACTTAATTGATTAAAAAATACACCTCCACTACTTATAGAAGCAGTATAATTAGGTGTTGAAAATTCTCCGGCACTACCTCCAGCACTAAATTCAAATGTTATTTTATCATTTAATGTAAATGTTTGTTCTGGGGTTAACACATTGAAAGATAAAGTTTGTGATAAATTATTTTCAGGGAGTTCATATAAAAATCTATTAAATGATGGTAAAGCATATATATTACTACAAAAATTACCAGATGGTATATCATAATATGGGTCAAGTATTGAATCAAAATAAGGAGTTTCAACCCATAATCCTCTAGCAAATGATCCTTGACCATAACATCCATCAACATATTGGTATGGAATTATCTTATGTAATAAAGTTGGTTGTAAAATTTTAACAAATGTTCCATTTGTATTATATACTTTTGTTGGAGCAGTTGTTACCATAGTAGTACTTGTTTTAGCAGCAAATAAAAGATCTGTATATTGGGTAGATTGATATGAAGAAGTTACTGCTATACTTAGTTCTCTTAATGGGGTAGCAGTACCTACTTTATTGATTTTAAATGTAAATGATCCACTTTGATTAGTTTCATTAAATGTTACATTAATATCAAATTTAGCATTGAATCTTTGCTTACCTGTTTCTTGTATACTGTATGTAGAAAATGTATTAGCTCCATTAGTAGAATAATAAGCATTACCTTCTGAATTACTTGCATTTGGTGAATCGGGTCCCGGGGAGTTTGGATCATTTGTTTTATTAAATAATTTATATCCTTTTCCTCCTACTAATGGATATGTTAAAGTTGGGGAACCAATTATAAATCCACCAACAGTATTTATTTTAAATATTTTAGATATACTATCTCCAGTATAATTAAAAAATAATTTATCATCAGCAGAACTAGCAGCATATATCATAGGAAAATATGAATATCCACTACTATATATTAATTTTACACCATCTGTTTTCTTTTGATCGGAATATTTTTGGTTATCAAATAAAGCTACTGTAGCTGTTTGACCCGCTTTAAATGTATTCTGTATTTCATTCCAACGTTTATTCTTTTTATTTAATTCTGTTAAATTACCATCTACATCAACTAAATATTTTAAAGACACATTAGATCTAAGAGGTACATCAAACAAATTATTGGTATCATTTATTTGAGTAAATATACCAATTTTACCTGTATTATGATCAATAGCTGCTGTTTTACCATATGATGTATCCCCACTATAATTAGCAGAAGCTGATGTATAATTATTATATGTTATACTAGATAATTTAGAACCATCATAACGAGAACGTTGATGGCCTAATAATGTATCATAACTATCTTGTAATTCAGCATTAGATATATATTCTGTAGATGAAGTAGATTGAAATATTTTATTATTTGATAATGTATATAGTTTTTCAATTTTAAATTTAGAATTTGATACTACACTAGATGATATATTATTTAAAGTAACATTAAAATCACTATGATTAAAATTATTTAAATTAATAGATTCTGTAGGTTGTAAATATGGGTTTGGGTTAGAGTTTTCAAAAGTATCATTTATATTAGCATATGAACCTGATAGTTCTCCGGTATAAAATTGGGATTTATTTCCAGGTAGTATATCATAATAATAATCTTTATCTTCAGAAAGTACAGGAACCATATAATTAGCTTCGTGTATTGTTTCTTCTGTGACTTTTGGATTATATAATTTTATTTTATTACGTTCAAGTACGGGAGATTTTATTGTTACACCTGTTAATGTATTTGTTCGTGCAGGTACAAAATCTTTTAACATTTTAAATAAACTATTATCAAAATATTTTACTAACCCAATAAATCCTTTATAATCTAAACGTTTTATACTACCAGAAATAGCAGCACTGGCTGATGTAAAATAATATTGTTGTTCAATTAATAAATCATAAGATGAAGATTCCATTAATCTAGGATCACCAATATAATCATCTAATGAAAATGTAGGAGAGGTTATTGCAACTGAAGCTGATATTCTAGAATTTAGTTGGTTTTGAGGACTAAATGATAAATCAACAAAATGTAAATCTGTTGAAGTAAATTCTGATGACGATGATATAGGATTTTGTAAAGATATAAATGGAGATAAAACATTACCGTCAATAGTATTATTTTGAATCGTTATTTTATCATTATCATATCCTTTAAGTTCATTTATTTTAGTTGAACCACCAAATTCTTTTGGTTCAAATATACTACTTGTAATACCAAAAGTAGTAATTAAATTTTGTAAACCAACAGATGTACCTTTACTTTTATTTAATAAAATTAAATTATGATATATTCGCTTATATGTTTCAGCTAATAAATCTTTTTTAGGGATATTATTTAAAAAACTACTAGTTAAAGAAAAATCATTAGTAAATAATATACTACCACTGTTTAAACCAGTTATATAATTATCAAATTGATTATCTCCTTTACTATTATATAAACTAACACCTAAGGATTTTAAAGCATCATAAACTAAGTCTTTAGAAACACCCTTTTCAAGATTATTATCTGCATTATATAATTCATTAATTGATGTAATATAAATCCATATATTATCAAAATAATGACCAATCATATCTATAAAATTAAAATATGGTTGGTAATTATCAGGATCATTTTTAATATATTCTGGGATAGTATTATATAGATGATCTAGATTATTATAATCATACGTAATAGCAGAAGAAGTATAATTATTATACCAAAGTTTAGTTATAGATGATCCAGTAGATAATAAAACATATGGTTTATTACTTCCAGATTTAGGCCAAGCATATGAAGAAGATTCATAGTATAAATAATTTTCAAAACCATCAAAATGTTTAAATATATTATCTATTTTTAATTTAATAGATGCGGTTTCAGTATTTTTTAATAATGAAGTTGAATTTACAAGTGTTGTAATATCATTATTATAATCTTCAATTTGTTTAGCTTTATCATAAAATATTTCTAAACGTTTTTTAGCTGAACTAAAATGAATAAAATTATTAAATGAAGTATAATCGGTATTTAAATCATATGAATTATCATTCATAAAATTTAAAACTTTATGATATGAAGATCCAGTTAAAGATGATACTAAAGATGAATAAGTTTGATAACCAGTAGATAAATTTTGTTTTATATCTATTTCAATATCAAAATTAGGTCCTCTTAGTTGTGGAAGAGGATCAGGTATTACTATTACATCTAAATTAATACTAAATACATAAGGCTCAGTGATTTCTTCTGTAACCCATAATGTAGATTTTTCTAATATTTCTGATGATAAAGGCTCATATAATTTAAATAATACCGAAGGAGTATCAGTAGTATTATCAATAGCAACATTAATTATTGTTTGTTGAATATCATCAAAAAAATTTGCTATATAATATTTTTGATATGAAACTGAAGTAAATTCATTAATTAAATTTTGAGCTTCTTTGACTAAATCTGAGGAAGATAGATTAACAGAGTTTACTCTTATTTCTGTTCTATCTTCAGAAATTTCACTTATAAATAAATCAATATTAGATTCTGAAAATTTTCTTCTAAAAAAACTATATTGTGATTTAAAATTTCCATTATTAAATCCTGAGTTTTCAATATCTAAAGTTGGATCTATTTGTATTTCAGGAAGAGTATTATCATTATATAGAAATTGATTAGTTGGTAATTTATAATCAGTATAATCGTAATCTAATGCAATTAAATTATTATTATCATCATAAACAAAAAATTCAATAAAATCTCCTTTACGCCCAAAATTTTGTGGGAGTTCATTAATAGATAATAAATTTGTATCTGTTGTTTTAAATCGAGATATACGTTGAATACTATTTACGTTACCTACAATTGTAATATTATCTGCCATTATTTTTTATTTAAATCTAATAATGTCTTATTAGCATCTAATAATTCTTGTCTTAAAGATGTTATTTCATCCAATAAAGCTTGAATATCAATATTTTCATTTATGTTTATTCCTAAATATTCTGCTGTTTTATTTAGTATATATCTATGAGATTTTAAATCTCCTTCTTTAGGAATATTTTCAAATAAATTTTCATATAATTCAAAAAAATCATCTAAGGTAAAAGTAGTATCTGGGGTTGTTTTTATTAATTGTCTAAATCCAGTATCAACTACTTTTTCAAAATCTCCTTTAATAAAAATATTTTGATTTAATTTTACAACTTCAGGCATTATTGTATAATTTTAAAATAATTATTATCCTCAAACATTGATATATTTTTGCCAATTATAGATTTAATTATAATAGAATAATATCGTTCAGGCTGTAATCCATTCATATATAAATCAAAATAATTACCAGATGAATCAGCAGATAGTTTAGTAAATGTAGCATCAAAATCTATTACAATTTCTTCAGTTTTAATATCTTTTACAGCATAATATGAAGATGTTGGTAAAATCTTATTATTTAAATATAATGAAGATGTTTGAAACGTCCTAGTTGGGTAACGATCTCTTACATTTACTCTAAAACGATTTACTGAATCTTCTTTAAATTCTCCTTTATTGTTAGTTATTGAAATATTAATATTATCGGATTGAATCGTTGTTAATGAACCTGTAGAATATGTAAAGTCATTCCATCTAAATTCTAAACACGGAGGATAAATAGTATGGGTATCTGAAGAGAAATATTTAGTCTCAAATGATGAACCAGTAGAAAATTCTAAAGAAGAAGAATGTTTAATTATAAATCCATCTTGATAATAACTAGAACTAATAGCATTAGTAACATCTAATTCTATATCTTTATTAGTAATATAACTAAATGATTGAGTTGAAATTAAATTACTCCCAGTATACCAACTTCCTCCCCCTATATTATTTCCATTATAAGCATTAGTAGCATTAGATATGGATGATGTAAATATACTTCCACTTAATATATTTCTATATTTCCAACTTACTCCTTCTGTAGTAGAAGGAATATTAGCTGCACGGCCAATACCCATATTCCAAGAACCAGATATTGGATGACAATATATAGTATAATCTAAAGGGATTTCAGAAGCATTAGCTAAATACAATTTTAAATATGCTTTATAATTACTTAAACCTATTTTATTAATTAATAAATCAGATATTTCAGTATTAGAAAATGATAGTAATGCTCTAGAAACTTCTCCAGTTTCTTCTATTGTTTTATATAGACTTATATCTAATATTTCATCTAATCCTGCATTTTTTGTAGGGTAATATGAATATATTGAAGCGTCCTTATTAGGAAATATTTTATATACTGCCATTTTTTAATATGTGATTATTCTACCATTTATATCAAGATCAGGATAACGAATTTCAAATATGCTAGGATCTATTGATGGATATAAAATACCATTCCTAGTTGCAGCATGGATATCATATCCATACTGAGAATATCCTCCTCCTTGTTTATTTATTACTTCAACTTTAGCTACTGATCTAACGCCAGGTATCTTGAGTAAAAGCGCATTGATTTCGGCCAAAATAATAGGTTGATTTATTTGCCATGCGTCTATATTAAAATAATTTTTTAATTGAGAAATGCACGTAGATAATAATTCATTATTATTATAACTTGGATCAGAATTAATTTCAAAGTTAACTCCTAAATTAATATAAAATGCATTTTTAATATTAATAGCATCAGTAATCATACGATACTGATTAAGATATTTTTTTAAATTAGATTTTAATGTTGGGTTAGCTGATGTTAATGTTTTATCTGAATTATATCCTAGTACATATAAATCTAAACTTAATGGATTTTTATCTAATAAGTTACCTAATGAGTTATATGTTTCTTGGGTTAAATATGCTTTTGATACAGTACCATATTTAGAAGGCATACTTAATGCGCGCATAATATAATCTTCTTTAGTTACAGTTCTATTTTGAGAAGAATAAGCATTTAATGCATTTAAGCGAATTTCTTCAATAGTATCAGCTCCTCGACCACCGGATGAAGCAGATTCATTATTACAAACTACACTATTTAAAATACTTCCTGTAATAGCACTATTAATTAATCCATTGTATTTAAAAGATATAGAAGAATTATTAATACTTGTTAATGAATTAGCCGGGGTATTTGAATTTAAACCTCCTCCAACTAAATATTTTATAGTTAATGTAGTATTTTGAGGTACTAAACCATATGCTTTAGTATAAAATATTGATGCTTTATTATAATCGTCTATATTAGTTGACACACTTGGTATTAATCCTAAATCAATATTTTCTGGGGTAGGTAATATAGTAGTATCAGTATTATTAGTAGATATACCTGCTCCAAATTGTAACTCTAATGTATCATTTGGTTTTATTCGTGTAACAAAACGACGAGGCACACGTTGGAAATTTAATAAATAATTAATTCCATCACTTCCTGAAATAGGGTTTACTGTAGATAAAGGAATTAAATCTTGAGCTAAATATGGAACTTCATACCATAAATTATTATCACTATCTTTAACTTCTAAAATTTGAAGAATATTAGTATCATTAATAGTAATAGAATCAAATTTTTTAGGGGAAGTAAATGAAAAAGTACTAGTTTTAATTTCTGCTGAGATTACATCTACTTGCTTTTTTACTAAAAAATAATTATCATCAACGTAATTTATAGTTGCAGATGCGGTATCTGAAAAATCTATGGGGGATGTAGTAAGAAATTTCTGATTATTTAAATTACTATTTATAATAGTATTTTCAGCTATTAAAAGAGAATAAGTAAAATCAGGTTTAACATTTCCTCCATCTAATATTGTTGGGATTAATTGATATACATCTAAAGTAGTAGTAGAAGCATATGATATTTTAGGACGATAACCAAATGAATAAGCTAAATTATATAAACTTTCTTTTTCTTTAGCTAAATTTAAAAAATTTTCTTGAATTTGAGAATCAATATAAAATGACGAAACATCACCAACATATGATGCCATTTCAATAAACATACTGCCCGGAGAAGCATCTGAAAAATCATTGTAATTGTCTGAAAAATATGTTTTAGCAAATTCTTGAAGTGATGATTTAAAATCACTAAAAGTTTTATTTATATATTTTATTTGTTTATCCTCAGCCATTATTGTAATTCAATTATAATATTATCTTGTTGTCCTGAAATATTTAATCTATAACTTACATTAATACTAACTATGTTATAATCAATATTTGGGGTTATTTCAATATCTAAAAGTGTAATTTCAGGAATATACATATTTACACTTGAAATTATTTGATTTTGTATTCTTGGATATAAATCTTCAGTTAAAGGCTCAAATAATAATCGAGATAAATCAGCTCCAAATTCAGGATTTTCAATTCTTTCTCCTTTATAAGTTAGTAAAAGATTAATTAAATTTGATTTTATTTGATCTTTGGTTGAATATGTTTGATTAAATACACCTCCAGCATTAAAAGGAATACTAATCCCTATTGCTCTATTTTTATCTAAATCTCTAGGATCTATTCTTACTACTTGAGGTATAGGCATAGTTATTCGTTATATTGTCTCATTGCTGCTATATCTTGAGGAGTCATACTAGCTGCAGTTTCAGATATAATATCTAAATATGGGTTTCCTGTAGATTGAATTTGGGGTTTTGAATAAGATGGTTGGGGTGGTGTTGATAATCCCATAGAAGATGCTAGATTTTGTCTATATGCTACCATGTCAATATCTTGAGTTGTAAAACTCATTGTTTTATTTTCTTGTACTGGAGGAGGTTTAACCTGTGATAATTCTTCTCTTAGAACTTCACGCACAGCTTCTTTAATAAGTTTTTTAAATACGTCTACTTTCATGATTATAAATATTAAGCTACGAGACCCTTTCGGTCTATTTGTAATTTTAATTCTTCAATTAATACATCAGGAGATAAAGTAAATGAAGATGTACTTTTTAAAATATCATTTCCATCTCTATTAACGGCTGTTGCATATTTACGTTTATTTCCTTTAACAACAAATTTAAGATCACTTTCTTCTTTAATAAAAAATTTAAATCCTTTATAATCATATCCTTGTAGATATCCTAATTGAGGTCCTAAATTTTGGATTTGATTAGCGGTTAAATTATTTAAACCTGAATCTAATAATCCTTCTATAGGTAATAATCTACTTTCTTGATAATTTAAATCATCTAATAATTTAGAAACTATTTTATTGGATATACGTAATAATATTGAAGCAGCAAGTTTTATATCATCTAATGTTTTAGTCTTTGAATCTATAGTATTAATAGTACCTAAAGGAACACCAACTCCTGGGGGAACAGCTGAAGGGATAGGATTAGATTTAAATAAGCCTAATATAACATCTAATAATGGAACTAATATTTCAAGTATTGATAATATAGTTTGAATTGTTTCTAATCTTTGTCTATTTGTATTTATTATTAGTTTAGCTCTATTAACATATAATTTAGCTTTTTGAATATCTTTTTCTGTTTTTATATTTTTTATAAATAAATTTACTTTATCTACTAAATTTTCTATTTTTTTATTACCTATAGATACAGTACCTAATAAATAGTCAGCTAAAACACCAACAACAGTAATAACACTAGATGAAGAAATTTTAATTTTATTTCCATTTCTAATATCATTTCGTTTTGCTTCTATAGTATCTTGTGATGATTTAAGAACCGCTTCAACTTCCTGTAATTCTTGAGGTAAATAACCTTTTAATTTATTTTCTAATTCTGTTTTTTTTGATGTAATATTATCTTGAATAGCTTTTTGTTCAGCCTCAAATGATTTTTTAATTTGGTTCTCTTCTTGTTGATTAACATCATCGGTATTATTATTTCTAATAGTAGTAGCAGCAACAGTAGCAGTAGTAACTCCAGCAGCAATCACAGCTCCAGTTGATACATTACCAAATGATTTTATTTTTTCTTCATAATCTTTAGCAGATTGTTCTAATTGTTTACCTAAATCTTCAATTTCAGTTTTTAATTTTTCAAAAGATTGTTTTTTAGCTTCAATAAAAGCTTCAGCTTTACCCTTTAAGAAATTTTTAGCATTTTTAGCTATATTACCTTTTCCTAATTCTGCTACGCTAGATATATCTTCTGTAGTGATCATTATGCTGTATAAGATTTAGTAGATTTTAATTTATTTAAATTATCAGTAATTGTAGTTATATCTTCTAAACCTGTATATAATGATTTAGCAGCTAATGTAATATCTGTTAATGGGGTACCAACAGGAGTCGTTTCTACTGTTTTTAAAGAAGTACAAAAGGATTTTAATTCTTTTATTAAAGATGATAACATACTAATTGTTTGAGTACCTAATAATATAGGTTCGATAGCAGCTGCTCCTTCAGGGGTTAATCCTAAATTAATTTTAGGTGCGTCTAAGATAATATCAACATCAGAATTTAAATAAATAGTATTAGTTGAAGATAAACCTACTCCTTTTCCATAAATTAATACTTCATCCTTTTTAGCATTTAATACAATTCTATCACCAGATAATATAGCTTGAGAAGAATTAAAATAAGAATCAGGTTTAATAGGATTAAATAAAAGATTATAAGAAAAAATTCTAGTTTCAATTGGGACTTTTTGTGTTGAAGTAAGATATAATGATGAATTATCATTATTTACATCTTCAACATATGGTTTTAATGAACCCGAATTAAAATTATGTCCATTAGTTAATAAAGTAATAGGATCTCCATTAGTTCCTGTTAAACTCCAAAAATTTTCTTTATTATTAAATTTTGTTGTACTTGTAAATCTTAAAGAATTACCTACTCTTCCTTCAAATATACTATCTCCTTCAAAAGGTAACAATGATTTTATATTTGAATTCTCAGTAAACGTTTTACCTAAAGTTTCATCATTAATAAGTTGAGCATTATGTTGGTTATTATTCCATAAATTTAAAACACTTAGATAATATTTTTGAGTTTTTCTAGAATTATCTTGAGTTTCAGGAGAAGGAAGATCAAATAATAAAACTAACTCTCCTTTTAATGGAAGATATTTTTGGTTAGGTAAAAAAGGAATAGCAGTATTTAATTTTGCTAAATTAGTATTAGATGTATTTTTATTAGTTGGGTAATTAATATAATATATAGTACCTATTCCTCCCCATCCTCCATCACGATAAAATAATTCATTACTAGGAGTATTTTCATCCATAATAATACCCATCACTTTTCCTATCTTAAATGGGGAATTAGGAGATATTTTATTATTGGATAATTGTGAAGTTAAAGAACCTCCAATACTATATCTAGTAGTTCTAGTCGACATTATTTTCTATGGGTTTAACTACTTCTTCACTAATTTTTTGTACTTCACCTCTTAATTGTTCTAATTCAGATTCACTTAAAAAATCCCCATCTCCATTACCCCCACTATTATTCATAGCACGTTGGACAATTCCCGCCATTTTAATTAATGAATCATCATTTTTAACAGATACATCAAGATATTCTTTAATTAATGGAACAACCATTAAAGCCGATTGAGTATCGGCTACTAAAGGTTTAAGACTTGTAATTAAATCTTTTATTTGTTTTTCCTTTTCTCGAGAATTATCGTATATATTTTTTAAAAGATCGGAAAACGATTTATTTCCAAATATTTTTTGTTCAAAATCCATAATATTTATTTTATTATAAATATATTTTTTTAGATTTTTACAAATCCTGTTTCGTAATATTCATTATATAAATTATAATATACCTTTTTTAGTACTTTTATTACTTTAGTTATTTGAAAAGTATCAACATCTATCATTTCACGAATGTAAATGTAGATGGCTTTTTTATTGAATATTTCTAAATTTTCACGTTTACGAAATAATTCTAAAATCACATCTGCTGTTTTTTGATCTTGGGTTCTTGGAAAATATTTTTCAAGATATGTATCCATATAACGAACAAAATATGAAATAAAATCATTTAAATCGGCATCATTATTTGATTCACGAACTAAATCTTCAACTATTATTTTATCCTCATCTACTTCTTCTAAAGTACCTTTACCTTTAATTTTTTTATAATTTTTTTCATTATAAATAATTAAATAACGTTTAGCAATAGTACCAAAATAAGAATATGCTTTACCTTTAGATTGATCATATAAATGAAGTTTCTCTAAAAGAAAAGCTACTACCTCATGTTTTAACTCATTAATAGTATCAACATCAGTATAATAAAACTTAAATGTATGGATGATATTTTCTGCTAATTTATGAAATGCATAATCTATTCGTTGATCGAATATATGATTACGATTATCTTGATCTTTAGAGGCTAAATATTCTATAATTGCTTCTTCAGTATCTGAAGTGAAATATAAAATTGATTTTTTAGGTTTACGTTTACGTATTGTTCCTTTTTTAGTTAAAAGTACCTCTTCTTCTGGAGGGGATATTAAATCCATATTAATTATTTCGAGTTTTAAAAGAATTCAATTGAGTTTGAATTTCTTGTAATGTCTCAAAGAAAAAACCAATATCATCATCTGCTTTAAATGCTTGCGCGACTTCAGACTCCCCTATTTTTTTATTTGATAATTCTATAAGTTCAGAAATATTAGTAATATATTGATTTTGTTGATCAACAATTTTTTCTAACTGTTCTGTTTTTGAGAATAGATTATAACACGCATATGATACTGCTATAACCAATGTAATTAAAGTATATAATATAATTTCCATATTAATCAAAAAATGTATTCATAATATCTTTTAAATTTGAATTTTCTGGAACTGTTATTTGAACTGGTTTTTTATTTGGTTGAGAAACCGTTTGTTTTGGTTGTTCAACCGGAGTTCCATTTAATTTATCTAACCATTCGCGTTCGAATTCAATACGAGCAGCCAACAAATCAGCCTGATGAATAATAAACGGTAATGATGTACGTAATTTAGTTTCTGGAGACCATGACATTAAATAAGGTTTATTTGCGTCATCATATAAACCATCATGTAATTTAATAGCTAACCATTCATTTTTAGAAACTTCAACCCCAATTTGAGATAATAACCATAAACCACGATCTGGAACGGTCATATAATCCATTTGAGTGTTAAAAGTATAAATTTCACCTCTATTCTTAACATGCCATTCAGACGGATTAGGTAAAACAGCTTCATGTTCTAATGTACCGAATTTACCCAAATCATGATTTAAAGCAGAAAATACTACCTCTTCAGTAGTATATGTAGGTTTAACATCAAATTTCCTCCAAATTGAATCTATATCCAAACTAGCTGATACCACGCGGTTAACATGCTCAACATATCCTCCAGGGAAACAATTGTGGTATTGCGGTTTATGTGATGCAGGTAATAATATAAAGCGCTCTTCATACTTATTATAAAAATCAATTAACCGTTTTTGGCGATCACCAGTAACATATTGTTCAATATAACCTAAAAATTGTTGCCAGTTTTCTAGCAATTGCTCTTCATTTAACATAACCTATTTTTTATTTTAAATGTACGTGGAAAACTCGTCGTGTTCTAAAGAAACAGTTGAGCGTAAATCCTCAATTTTTTCTTTCATATCACTTAATGTTTGCATCAATTCATTAAAACCTTCACCTCGTGAAAGTTGAAAATCCAACGTACGGTTTAGATTTTCTAATTGATTTATTTTATTTAAGACTTGATCCTTATATCTCATAATTTAATACATTTATACGTATATACGCGTTTGGTGTGATGTTTGCAAACGTTTACACATTTCGCGCTTATTTTCCAATCGTTTGGGTTTCAAACCATCCCAACATTTAAATATACGTGGGAAATTCTCAACTCCAAATTATTTCTTGGATTTTTTTGCAAACTTTTTGGATTCCTTAATCATTTCTTGCAAATCAATTGCTCTAAATGGAAATGAAAAATATTTTATTTTCTCAGCATTTTTTAAAATATCGTCCTCTTGTGGGTCATCAGTAATAAAAAATGTAAAATTTACCTTTCCAGGCATTGCATCTAATAAATCAGTTGAAGAAATTTCACGGTCCAAACCATTATCTTTAAATAATGTATTTACACCGTTTACAAAAGCTGCTTTATTAGCATCTTTAAATAGATATGTTGCCATATTAAAATTTTATTTGTTTACAATAAATATATAAATTGATAATTTACGTGAGATCCTCGTTAGGTATGCCTAAAACTTCAAAAATCACGTTACGCGCAACATCAAAAGAAATCGCAAAACCTTCGCGATTATTTTCCACTCTAAAATCTTTTAAACGTCTGTGAATTTCTTGTTCCGCTAAATATGGTTCCTGGGTAAACCAAAAATCTCTTATTTGCCAAGGAGTAATAACACCGGTGGATTTATTGATTTCATTTAAACGTTCGGCAACCGAACGCTCAGTAAATCCGATTTTAAAGATACCGGGTACTGATGTATTTTGTAAAACATAGATATGACCCGTAGAAAAAGATGATTTTCTAGTACCATATTTTTTTCTAAAATAACGCACATTCCATGCGTTTTTTCCTGTTTCAACAAAATCATACGCTCGAGCAGACTTTACGTCATCTCGTATTTGTTCATAATTCATTTCGTAAAATTCGGATGTGTCCTTACCTGTTAAATTTTCCATTTTATGTTTATTTATTTTTTATAACTGGGGAATATGGTAAGGACATTTCGTATATACAATTGGGCTTACAAAAAATTTTATAGAGGTTAAAATTTCGGATTTTGGGTTTTTAATGCAAAAGGGTTATTTTGGAATTTAGGATTTCCTTATTACGTTTATAATGTTGAAACGTTATTTGACTTATTGGTTATATTTGTATATACGAGGCGCGGGGTGTAAAGTTGTATACGTGTTGAGAGTGTGTATGGTTAAGACGCGGTCCTACCCGCGCCATACGGGGACCGCGGCCAGCGTGGGAGCAACCCGCGCACGAGTCGCGGTCGACCCGCTATCGACCGTCTCTTTTGAGATTTTTTTAATAAGCGCGATTTTTTTGTGATACACGGGAAGCCGCACGTCTTTTTGCGACATGCGGCTCCGTGCGGAAGGGAATATATAATTGGATGAATTATCGAATTTTTGTGTAATACGTTACATTACCAGCCTCATCCATATGGTAGGCGTGTACGTGTGACTCTATTTGGTATTTGGCGATGCGGTGTATTGAGCTGAATTGGATCGCACGGTATGATCTATGTTTGGTTGTTTTTAATTTGGTCATGTGGGTTGATTTAGGTTGAGTGTGATTATCTAATTTTATTACCGTATGCTAGGCTCAACATAGTTGAGTTAAATGAGGCAACATTCATTGCTCGTTTACCTAATGATACCTCTATTAGGTGTGAGCGGAATGAGGTATAATTATCACCTCGTTTATGGGATGAGAATTTAGATAGGTAATTTGAGTACTTGGTAGCCAGTGAGCAAGTGAGGATACCATTTAATCTACCTTTGTATACCGCATTAAAATCAGCCATCCACTCAGTGTAAATAAAATCGAAGTTAGTCATGTGTTTGTTTGTTATGTATGGGGTAAATATACTTAGGACGGATTGAATGGGTAGTAGCTTATTTAGCTACCACCTTTGATTTAACCTTGGTCTTAGCCTTAGTAGGCACTTCAATCACAATCGCTTTAGGACGTCCTAACTTTAATGTCCCGTTTGCACGACGTGCTTCTAAATCAGCGATTCGCTTTGCACGAGCGCTTTCTGGATTAACTGGACGACCACGCTTAATTTCTACACCTGACAATTTCTTAGCTAATTGTAATTCTTTTTTCAATGCATTCATTGAACCTGGAACTGATGGGCGACCACGCTTAATTAAACCTGCTTCGCGCTTTGCTTGAATTTCTTTCAAACGGATTTGACGTGCTGAATTCTCGTTTACTGGACGACCTAATTGTGCTGTTTTGTTTTCTTGATTTTTCATAATAATTTTTTGTTTGTTTATTTGTTATTAATTATTTATACTGTAAATGTAGACTGGAAACCTATTGGACCCTAATCTTTTAAACTAACGGCTCCATATGCTGTTACTATGGATCCGAATATTAAAATGATTGCCCAATCAGTGTCTTGATTGTATAGGAATCCATAACATGCAATTACTACTAACGTTACACCTAATTTTAGAAGCAATGATGCACTGTTTCTCTTGGTTTTAGCCTGTTTCTCGGCTGCGATCTTAGCTAAACGATCTTTGTCATCAGCCCACTGTTCGAATTGTCTTGCTTGTTTTGTCAACATGTCTTTATGTTTTGTTAGTTAATTATTTATTATACTGTAAATGTAATCTGGAAACGGGTTAATCCCTATCAACCCATTCGGCTATGTACTTTACTTCCTCCGGTGTTAAGTTATCTACCATCTCATCTAAGCGATCCGCCTTAGCAATGGTTGTGTAACCGATCTGATCAATGTCTGAATTGATGTCCCACTGTAATTTCTTGAATTCGATGCACTTCTGAATATTAAGCATGTTCGTTTGTTTTTATGTACAGGGTAAATATAACCTGGAGATTATTGGTCATCCACCTCAGGATCAGGCTCTGGTTTGGTTACCTCCTCATCATGCTTGATTGCTGGAGGTAGGAATCTATCAGTTTCTGGGTAGGGCATTGGACCATATTTCAACCCATAGTCAAAGCGAATATCAGGTAACTCACCGTTTGCTATTTTGTACATCTTGATATACTCCCACATTGGTATCTTCTTGGTTCTCACCATTTCAAATATCACCGCATTGAACGCATTTAATTTTTTCGCGCGCTTGATGTATGAGACGATTTCCTCAGGTGATGACTCCTGTGTTAGGTATATCTCGGACAACGGCTTCTGCTTGTGAATTATAAATGAGTTTGAATTTTGAGCCATAGCTAAGAACGACGTTGAGACTAATGCGGCTACTAATATTAATTTTTTCATGTGTTTATTTGTTATGTTTTATTATGAGGTAAAGTTAATCTGGAAATTTACGCCTATCTAATCATTATAGGTGTTTTTTTAGCTCTGCGTTTCGTATGTTTCTTAACTGTCTTCATTTTGTAATACACTACATTGTTGATTGTAATGAATTCTTCATGACGTGAAGTACAGTAATCGAATCTAATATAAGTGTCTCCGTTTAACTTTCTGAACGGGATTACATTTGAATTGTTGTTCTTGATTCCTGGGTTGTGAATTGTTGCTGACATATTTTATTTGTTTAGTTAATTATTTATTACAGGGTAATGATAATCTGGAAATTCTATTGATCCAATTTATCTAATTCCTTAATCAACTTATCAATCATCTCTTCAGATGTTTTAACCATTTCACCCCATCCTAAGGCTTTATAGCGTTCTAGACGGTTCATTGCGTCCTCGATTTGTTGTACTTTCAGTTCGAATTTTTGATCGTTAGTCATATGTTAATTTATTTGTTATATAGTAAATATAATCTGGAGAATTTACTCAATCACCATTTCAGTAATCATCAATTCAATAGTAAAATCACTCAACTCATATTCCTCCTTTGGGAATAATTGTCTCACCTCGGCTACTGCCTTTTCCTTTGAATCAAACGCGGCCCAGGGAAATGAGTTCCCGTATTGCTCCTTCATCACTATGTATACTATTTTATTCATGTTCGTTTGTTTTAAGTACAGTGTAAATGTAGTAAGGACAAAGATGGAGGACAACGTCCTCCTCTTATGCATCTGTAATAATTAACTAATAAACAATATAGTGACCAGAGTAGGGATCGAACCTACTGTCCCCTAAACGATGACGGATCTCCGTTTAATTAGGTGCCATATCCAAAATGACCTCCTGATCGGTTATTCTTAATTTGCCTTCACAAATCGTCCGTTACGGATGTCACGTTTACGAGTTACGCCACGGCGATCAACCACCGTCTCGAAATAACGATTTGAAAGTGCTGTGTAAGTGAAATATCCACCTACACCCAATAATACTACTGAGCCTAAAATTTGAAATAATTGCATATGTTTGTTTTTATTTTTTACAACGTAAATATAATTAAGACACTTTTTGGAAACAAATTTTGTTTTTGCAGCGCTTCGTCATTTGACTAACCACTGCTTAACACGTTTAAACGGTGCTTCGTCATTTGACTCAGCATCGCGCTTAGTCATTTAACTAAGTGGGCTATTTTGCTACAAATGCGACCCTTTATATACGAACATGTCACCCTCGTGTGGACTATTCTACTAACAAAAAAATATATACAAAATAGTTACAAAAATGGTAGGAGGGGTGGGAAAAAAATTGGATGACACAAAAACACAACCACACTACTATCCATTCCCATTCCACATACGATACGCTTAGTTATTCAACTAATTAGTCGTTCAACTAACCACATTCCCTACTAACAAAATATTATTCCACCGTTCACCACAAAAAAATAATTAATAAATCACGCATCTTTCACGTGAATTATACACAAAAAAACGTATTATATTATACTATGTGCTAACAAAAAAATATGTTACCTAATGCGCAACTTTTTAATACGAAAATATCGTTTAATAAACCAAAAAACGTGTACTAAACAAACTAATATGTTTACTATAATGGTTGGATTGTTGTTGATTACATATCCATAACCTACCCACGTTAAACACGCTACTAAATTTACCGTACGAATAAAACGTTGTTTTTGAAGCGTAAACGAGAGTATACTTAAACCCATTGCTACATAACCTAATATGTCTATATTATCTACCATCTATTAATTCATCTATTAAATGTTTTACTAAAAAAACGATCATAATCACTAACCAAGTTAGGAATGTATATATTCCAAAATGAATTAAATAACCAATCGTATATAACCAATATATAAATCCGAACGTACCTAACGTAGCTATTACCGCCGCAACCCAACGTTCCGTATCTGACCACGTCGTTTTAGTCTGGATATTATTATTCGTCATCTTATTCTCTATATGTTCTTTTAATTCATCCATTTCCTCATCCGTTACGGGTCTACCTTTGAACCAATCAATTTCTTGTTGACTTAGAAGTGTTTCACCCGCATCTTGTCTACGTTTGAGTTTTTCAACAATTTCGAGTTGTAATGCTCGTTGGCGTAGACGTTGCTTGTCAACATTCCAAGCATCTAAATCCGATCTGTTAGCTTTTGCCATATTATAAATGTAATTAAGAAAATTTTAATCTTCAAATCCATCATCTTTAAATACCACACCCATCAATACTTTAAAACAGTATATTAAACCACCAATAAGACCTAATCCTAATGTCCAAACAAATACATCCATTGCTGTTTTAGTTATTGCTATTAAATAACACGCACCAACCATTAATGATAATGTTAATGTTGCTCTGATCCAATACCATACTTGACGTAGCTGTGATTTATTTGCCATTATATGTTTGTTCTAATTCTTCTAATTGTTCGTCGTATTCTAATTTTTTAAATAATCCACTCCAATGGCAATATGGTATTTCAACTAATTCATACCAATCACCTGGTCTAGCATTACATTTACTTTCTGCTTCTGAAAGTTCGGTGTGTGGGAATACATCCAATACGTGATATATCTCACCATGTTTAATGTGTGGTCGATCTGAAAACATTGTATTGATCCCATCCTGAATGCATATTACTTTATCCATTATTTAAATATTACAATGTCTGCTGTGTTGCCGAATGTGTCTTTATACATACTTGGGCATATCATAGCATCATACATTCCTACATGTTCTTCTATTACTGACCACCTTGTTATGTCTCTTATTTGTCCTACTAACTCGGCCTTGTAGATGATTAATACACCATCATTAAAATCGTAATCGTCGCATTTATAGATTGGATGTAACATATCGTTTGTTTATTTATTTGTACGATGTAAATATAATTAAGAGAGTCATCTTACTCCATTGGAGTAAAATGATTTTCTAATACGTGTGTAATTATCTTATTCATACGGTACTTATCGTATGTAACATCCGTAAGGCTAATTTCGTTATGAACGATTCCGTATTCTTGATCTTCGATTAAGTCTATACCTTCGTTATCTAAATCCGCGACGATATCTTCTGCGATTTGATCTATTACCATCGGTGATAATATTCTTGTTCCTAACATGTCTGTAGCAACACCTAATTGCGATTTCATTTGATCGGTCATTCCTGTTTTTTCAAGGATATGCTCCATTGTTTCGCCATCAACGTCGATTCCGTTTAATAATGCGATTACTGCTGCGATTACTGCTTGATTTTCCATGTTTGTTTATTTATTGGTTTAACTTCTTATTACATTTAAAGGTAATTAGGACAATCTGCCCATCCTAAATCTATTTCTAATATTCCAAATGTCGGAGCTGCAATCGGCTTCGATTAATTCACCTTGAATCGGTTTACCTGACGTACCTACTACTGTTGAGTAGATGTTGTAGCCTGATTTTGAATGCTTAACGATAATTGATTTACCGTTGTATGATAATAGCTTTGAATAAGTGCGCTTTTCAATTTTAACTTCTGAATTTGCTGCTTTGATTTTTGGCTCCGCTATATTTTTGAGTAATGTCTGAAGCGTTTGTAATTGCTCTACTGGTAATTCGTTGATTTGATTTAATATATTTTCCATTTGCTTGTTTATTTATTACATTTAAAGATAATTAAGAAAGTTTGATTAATCAAGCGTATATACGTAGTACCTTATGGTATCGCCACCGCTTGTTTCAATTTCTTTCATTTGTGGTTCCATACCCATTTGCTCGAATAGCTGTTGCGATCCTTCGGGGTCCACTTGAAACATGTAATTAATCGTTGTTTGTAGGTAGATTATCTTCATATTCCATTAAGTCTGCTGCGTAATCGTTTAATTGTTTAAAGAATCTTTTCATATTCATTGGTAGCTCTGTATCGTTTTGGAGCTCAAACGCTGCTGCTGCTGCTTCATCCAAATGAAATATTAATCGTTGTAATGGAGTAGTTTGTGACATGTTATTTATTGGTTTTAGTTTCTAATGCTATGATGAAATCTAATGCGTCTATTTTACCTCCGACGTGGAATATTTCCAATGTATTCATTGTATATTCGCGATCGTATGTTTTCCAATCGTAGATAGTAAAGTAATCGTTTTTGAATTTAACTACCCATTCCACTTGTGTTTTATCATCTAATGATGCTTCGCTGAATGTAGGTGGACCTAATACTTCTACTAATCGTTTGTAAGTAGCGTGTGTATAGCCTTTTAATGATGTGCCGCATGTTTGGTTTGATGCGAAGTCTTGATTTCTTAATGTTCTCATGTTCGTTTATTTAGTTACCTTATTACCTATTAAATATAATTGAGAAAATATATTATTAAAATATTCTTTACTTTCTTTAAAACGTTGTGCTGATATTTTATCTATTTTACTATTTTTACGTAATATTTTAACACATTTTAAATCTAATTTGATTAATGTGTAAGTATATTGAAATCGTTTATGTGTTTTTTCTACTACTGAGAATATATATCCTAAACTTTCAAAATACTGTACGTATTCGTTAACATTTTGCTTGTATACTGAGTCTGGGTATTGCCATGTATCAGTACCATCAAATGCTTGATTAGAGAATGAGAATGTTATGTGGTTTTTATGCTTCCATGCATAGTTAGAACATTCAGGTGGTACGGTAATGTGGGGGTGGTCAATTGGGTAAAACCATACTACATCACTGTAATCTATTTGGTATACTTTAAATGGTTTCATATGTTTGTTTGCTTTTATTACAGGTTAAAGATAATAAGGAAATTCTTAGATTGCCCTATGCATAGCCGTTTTCAATGGCATATGTGCTTAAGTATTTATTAATTGCATCAAATGGATCATTACCACTGTAATTGAATACATCGATTTCTTCACCATAACTGAATACTATGTATTCATCACCACCATTATTTTCAATTTTGATATGACTTAGATCCACATCACCGAATTCTACTATGTAGACAGTCTGCTTATATATTCCGAAGTTCAATTCCATGATTATTTCTTTTTAGTTAGTGAATTAACTTTTGATTGGATATCTTTAGCTACCATTGCTGGATATCCCGAAGCAAATAGTAGACGATGGCCTGTAGCTTCTCCGGCTTCAATTTCCTTTTCGAAATTTTCAACCCATAGCTCTAATGCTTGCTCAATTACGTACTGATCGAATTTGTTAAATTTTGTCATGTTAGTTTATTTATTTGTACAGATTAAAGATAATTAAGAGAGGTAGTTTAAGCAACTACCTCTTCTCGTTCTAACTCTACAACATCGTCATTCTTTAACATGAATAGCTCCATTTCTAAATAGGTGATCTTTGCCTTACGATACTCTTCATTTACCATTTGAAGTAAATCATTTAATTCTTCATCTGTAATGTCGATCGGAAGTGTTACTTTGTAACTGTTATCACGATGTGAATATCTCATGATTTCTACCTTTTCATGGTAACGTTCTCCAAATGTAACTGATGTTACGTTATGATTCTCGGAAAACCATACAGTAATATGGTCTGAGAATTTACTGTGGGTATCATTTGGTAGTCCCATTAAAATACCTAATCCACGTACTTGTTCGAATGATGTTTTGAATTGTTCTAATTGATTTCTCATCTTTGTTTATTTATTGGTTTAACTTTTATTACAGGTTAAAGGTAATTAAGAAATTTTCAAATTACCAGCTTGAGCTATAGTATAAATCATCTAAACAGTATGACTTATATTCGAGTATTTCATCAATAATTTGTACTGTATTTCTTAAATCATTATAATACCATTCATAATAATCAGTACCACCGAAGAAGAATCCTGGAAATGTTGGTAGTAACGATTCGGCTAATGATGAATTGTTTAATACTTGATTACATTCATTATGTAATTGAATTAACTGTTCCTTGGTTACTTTATATTCACCACAGTCATCCACACCACCTTGAACGTTGTCTACGAACCATTTGTGGATGTGGTTTGCTTTTCTCCAATACGCGACTTCATTTCCGTCGTGGATTAACATCATATCTAATCCCATATCTATTTCTTTAAGTTTAAACGCATGTGTTCCTTACTGATGAAGTAATCTAAACTCGCTGCTGCGTCTTGAATTACTAATAGTATATCAATTTGTGATAGTACTGGATCAGTATTCAATAATTGTTGTGATACTGTAGCAACGATGTTGCTGTAGTACTTAATTTTGGGCATGTAGCCGTCTGGGTATTTATTATTTCTCATGTTTGTTTGTTTTAATACATTATAAATGTAATTAAGAAATCTCGATCATGGAAATGGGTACATTGTAAGAAGCGAACGCGCCTTCAACTTGTAGTGTTGCTGTAGTTCGTTTTATCTTCTTTACAATTAGTGATTTACCCTGTAATTTGGGGTGATTTACCTTAACCTTGTCTCCGATATTTAATTCGAATTGTGCGATTAGGTTCTTACGTTTTGCTTTGATTACATCTACGATTAAATGATTTAAGTCACGTAGTTGTTCTAACGTCATTTGATTTAATTGTGATTGTGTCATTTGATTTATTTATTTGTTGTTTCGTATTTTAATAGTAACTGAGTATTTCCCACTTGTTTTCTATCTTGGGAATTGTATGAAGAACTCCATCGAAATTCATTCCCATAAAAGTTACCCTTATTGAAGTATTCATCATGTGGGATTTCAAATATTCGTTTATTTATCCCATCTATAATTCTAATAACATCAAATCCACCATATTTATTTTCTCCGGCACTATTGATTCTCATTTCACCCATAGGCATTATATAATTAGTAAATTTAGTTTCAATACGTAGATTATCTTTTGATAATTCGTCATGACCTGCCTTATTTACAAATGTATTACCAGCATCATCAGCTACTTTTACTTCTACAATAAGCGCTTGGAATTTAGGATCGTTTAATAATAAATCGATATTATCAATTAGATATCGTTTTAAATCTTCTTTACCGTAAGTATATTTCATTGGTTTATTTATTTGTACAGATTAAAGATAATTAAGAGAACTTCAACACCCTATTGGGCGTTGAAGT